GTCGGAAATTATCCCTGCCAAAAAAAACAAAAAGAACCTAATTTGTCTTATATGTGTCTAATTTAAGACTCAATAAAAAATTATTATTGATAGTCAACATCTGGTGCTTATTGAGAATAAAAATTTAGAGTTTCTGGAGAAAATTAGTTGATTTTATGCAATAAAAAAGGGACGTTTAAACGTCCCACAAAATAGATATAAAATTAATTTATGCTATACAAAATCTATTAATATCTTTTTTGCTGTATCTCACGTTATAAGGTTTTTTAAATCTAAGCAATATTAAATGATTTAAAGGGTCGTTGAATCTCATATCATCGTGATCTCCATCGAAGCACTTAAAAGTTTTATTAAATACATTACTTTTAAATTCATTCGGTATATATTCAGATTTTTTTAAATTTATAACACTTGCAATATTAACAAAATTTTCGATTGCATCATATGATAATTCAATATTTTTTTTATTTGATGCCCCATCAAAACTAAAAGTTATATGATAATTATTATATTTTCTTATTAAATTATAATCTCTTTTCATTTTGGTATAGTCGTAAAATCTAACATAACTTTCATTTTTAAATACTTCAAAAATATTTTCATAATATCCCGAATTAATAGAAAATTTAAATTTTTCATATATAAAATTACTTAATGATGCATCGATATAAAAAGGGATATTCTCCCATAATATGTCACTTGTACCATTTAACCTAATAGCAATATCTTTATATTTTCTTAGATTTCTAATGATATTTAAAATTAATAGATTTATAAAATCATTCGGACTTTCACTATATGCGTATGTCTTATTAATTCTAGATTTAATTTTACTAGAATAATATAAAGGATTCCCCGAATGATGTAGGCATAACTTTGCACAATTTAAAGCATTCGGACATACGTTAATAATACCGCTCTGATTTGATGGACTTAAGTGTAATAAAAAAGTCTTAATTGAACTTTTTTTTGTTTTTGGATTCTCAGATAATAGAGAATTATAATCAAGATTAAAAGTATCTTGATACTGTTTGATAGTTTTTGGAAGTCTCATAATTAAGTAATAGATAGGATTTTTAAATTTTTTTTCCCTCTGGAGAAAAAAGTCTGGTTTATATGTTTAAGGTTTATAAACCTTATAGGGACTAGAAATGTTGTTAATGAATTCACTAACAGTTATTACATTTAAATGTGTATGCATTTCAAACAATGCTAAACAACTAATATTTTCCCCATAAATAGAAAAATAATATTGTTTATGTGACTTTTTACAATCATTAAAATGTATTCTTACTTTGAACCAATAACCCTTATTGGTTATTAATTCAAAAGTGTGAAATTCATTTTTAAATTCATTTTCTTTTTTGTATAAATGCCCGAAATGATTATATAAAAAATCGAGGGATGTATAACAATATCCAAAATGATTAAGTGATTTTTTCATAATTAATAATTAAGATTGTTTTTGTAATTTTGAGAAAAATAAATATTTAAGATTATTTTTCATTAATAATGCAAGAATATATTTTCTTACTATTTTTCTTATTAGTTCAATATCTGAATAAGTTAATTTATCAGAATCAAAAATATAAGAAATTTTACTAAGATCATGTATAAATTCAGAAAATAAAATTTCATTAGAATTGTTGCAATTTTCGATAAGTTCAGAAGTGATCATTTTAATAATTAGAAATTGAGAAAAAAAAAATGATGCTATTAAATAGCATCATCTACAAAATAATTAGTGTTTTTTATACTGTTTAAATATCTTACTTTTAAAGTTGCATATTTAAAAGTATATAGATTATCATCTATTGGTAAAAATCCGAGAGAGTTTAGATTTTCTTTTATTTGATAATCTTTTTTGTTTCTTAGAAAAAACATAATAATAATTAGTTATTAATAAGAACATGAGAATATTTAAAAGGATTTGAATCTGTATTAGGAACTATTATTCTAGGTAATAAACCCATAAAGAAAATAATGCCTAATGCATAAGCAGAAAAAAGTTTGAAAAATAAGTTCATAACTAATAACAGAGGACGAAAAAAAAAAATTAACCTCTGTAACCTTAATTATAATCGAAAAACTAGGAAAAAGCTAGGCATTTAGGGTTAATTTTGAAATTGGTTGTAAATACTGACTTTTTTAATAAAAATCTTGTTTCTACCTGGAGAAATAAGACACGCTGAGATTCCAAAAAACCTAGTCATAGCCTGGGTTTACAAGGAATTTTATAATATATGAGAATAGATGAGAATCCTATATTTTTAATACTATTAACGACTACTACATCAAGATAGCTAGTAAAAAACTAGGATTCTTATAAGACACTTTTAAGACTAGAGCTGGACTTGATACACTTAAAAATTTTAAATTATTAGATAAGGATTTCAAACCATTTAAAAAATTGACTTAATAAGCTTATCTAAGAAAAAAAATAAATAAAAAAAATCTTGATAGAAAATATCAAGATTAAAAAAAATAATTTTTTTTTATATTAGATTAAAATTTTAATTTTTCTTTTAAAATTTTATTTTCATTTTTCAAAATTTTATTTTCATTTTGAATAATTCTAATATAAGAAATTAAATCTTGATAATATTTTTTAAAATCATCAAGTTTAATATTATTAGCATCTTTAATTAAATTTGCTAATTTTTGAGAAAAAATAAAAATTGACATTTTAGCAATTTTTAGTTCTGGTTTTTGGTTTTTCATTTTTGGTTAAAATGTTTTATGTTTACTCTTTAATTATAAATTTTTAAAAATCATAATTTTATTTTTACATGCGAAAAACCAAAAAAAAAATTTTTCTCTGGAGAAAAAAAATTGATTTCTTTATACTTTATAAAAAAAATTACAAAAAATAAAATATAAACAATTAAAAAAAATTACACTTATTAAGTATAAACAAATAGTGAAAAATAAAATATTTAATTATATTTAAGCTTGAAATATTTTTTTAAAGTATAAACAATCTGGAGAAATTAGAGTAAATAAAATATAATTAAATAATCGCTGAAAACGTAGTCATACCAATGGATTTGCCCCATTTCTACCTCAGGTAGTACGCTTGTACTATTTTTTCCAGGATTTTTTTAAATTTTTTGAAAAATTTTGAGATTTTTTGAGAAAAAAAGCTTGCGAGTCCCTCTGTGAAAAAGTCAGCGAGTCCCTGAGAAAAAAAGCTTGCGAGTCTCTCAGAAAAAATGTTTGCGAGTCCCTTGGCAAAAAAAAAAGAACCCTAGCGAGTCCCTTTTTAAAAAATTTTATGAAACCAGATTATTAAGTTTCAAGGCAAACCTCAGTTGTTGGATCATTTTCAAACCATACTGTTCGCTCTTCTTTATTTACAAATTTATTGCCATGATAACTTTCAACTAAATCATGCACCCACTTAGGATAATATTCTTTCCCATCTGAACTATCTAAATCATAATATGATGCATCAGAACTTAATGCATAAATACTAGATCTTAAATCTTCTAAATCTTCTAAATCGATTTCAAAAGAAATATCTACTTTAATTTTTTTATTTGTCATTTTCTAAATCCTCCCATGTTTGTAAATCAACAGTAATTTTCCATGACATACTGCAATATTTTTCAGAATCCCACATAGATGTAGGAATTAAATGATCTGCAATAATGCGATTTATTTCTTCCATAGTTTGTTTGGAAAAATTTTTTTCAAAGTTTCTGATTTGTTTTTTTAGTTGTTTCATTTTTAATACCTCCTTAATCCATAGAATCATAATATTTTGCAGTTCCATCCCAAGGCTCAACTATGCCCCAATATTTGATGTAAGCAAATTCTTGGTCTTTGCCACCACCATATTTTAAATTTTTCCAATTTTTAACACGCTTATTAAAAACAGCACCTCTTGGAACATCAACAGGAATTTTACGACCCCTTTGACCATAGCCATCATGTTCAATTAATTGGTCAGCGATCTCTTGTAACCAAACAGTTTTGTCTGTTCTTCTTACAACTTTATAAAAAGTTGGAAGTTGCATGGTGCAACCGCCATTACAAAAAGCAATTTGTCCAACTTCAAAAGTTTTGGTTTGTTCAATAGTTTTCATAATTTTAAAAAAATAAAAATTGTCCTGGTCTCCCTTATTATAGCAATAAAACCTACTAATTTGCTAGAAATTAGGCTATAATTAGGGAGTAGTTACACATTTAATTATGACAACAACAAAAACAAAAAGTGGTCATCCCATGAGGAAAACCAAATTTGCGATAGGCGAATGTAAAACCTTTGAAGGTTATTCGGGAGATACATATTGGAATGGATGGGACGAACCATGCTTCGATGAAAAAACTGCACAAGAGGTTATGGATTATTTTTTAAATCAAGAATGCAAAGAATCCGCAGATGGATGGAAAGAATCTTTTGAAGAAGTTCTTGATTCTGAAAACAAACTTATCTTTTCTAAATTAAGTCCAATTCATCTTGAAAATGGCGAAACTGTATACGACTTCGGTGGTGGATACTGTTGGTCAGAAGTAGAAGACAACGAAAAAGAAGTTGTTTTGTCTTTAACAAAAAAAGCTTCTTATTCTTTGTATCAAGCACTAGATGTTTTTGTTATGAAAAATCTAGATAATGCATGGTCAAATGATGAAAAAGATCTTTATGAAATTTTTAATACATTAAAAGAGGAGGTTAAGTAAATGTCAAAATACGTTTCTTACGAATCTTGGGAAAAGTGTGTTTTTAAAATTCCTAATATTTCTCAACTAGAAGAAATTATGGATAAACATTGTATCTGTGATGTTCACGAAGATACAGCGAGTCTCTTAATCTTTGAAGAAGGTGGTTACATCGAACAATTTAAAGATGGCACTTATCATGTCACTTTAGATAGATCTGATATTTACGACAAAGATTTAAATGTTGTAAAACGTGCCTTATATGATTGGTGCGATGGCGAATTATTTAATTTACACAATGGATTTAAATTTGGCGAATATAAAAGTCAAAATGGATGCATTTGGGATCTCAAAGAATTTGCAATTTTATCAGATGCATGGTGTTCTTGGTTAGACAAAGAAGGTCTTCCACAATATTCCATAGAAGATTTACTTGGTACATTCGATTGGTCAGTTGGTTATGAATTAACTGATAGTCAAAGAGAAACTGCAAGATCATTTGAAAAAATGTGGAATCTTGTAGACGATGCTTTTAATAAAAAGGAGGACTCCCCGAATGCATAACATCAAAGTTACTACAGAAGAATTGTTTGAACTAGTAGAAATGCTAGAAGACAAACTTCAATACAATCAAGATTTAATTCCTTTATATAAGAAATTAGCATCTATAGAAATTCCAAAACCTATAGAAAATTTTGATTATGAAATTCCCGAATACAAACCAAGGAGGAAAAATTAATGCCTAAAGATAAAAATGATCTAGCAATTGAATATATAAATCAAATGCTAAGTGATCAATATAGTCTTATCGAGGACAGAAAACTTGATAAAGATTATGAATCAGATGAAGAGTTAAAAGAAAGTACTGAATCTGAATTATCAGAAATCATAAATGCTCAAAGATACATGGATTTACAGACAGAGGTAAGACCATGACAAAAAAAGTTTATGATGGCTTCACACTAAAAGAATTAGATAGTGCTTTTGATCTAATTAAATTTCCTAGTGGAGATTGGAGAGATCCTATTCAAGCAAGGGTTTTAAAAAAAGATTTAAAAGTTCTTGAAGCTTCAATTATTTATTACTGCGGTTGCGGTTTTAGTTCAGTAAAAAAAGATAACCAAGATGCTTGGGATGAATATTACTACATCAAAGCAGATGGTTATTACTTATCTATGGTGCATTAAAAATGACAAAAATCACATTTGAAGAATGGAGAAAAAATTACAAAGACATTCCATTCTTAGAAGAAAATTTTACAGAATTAAAAGATTCTGGAGTAGACGTTGGATTTATGAAGGAAAGAATGGAATATGTCATTTATCCAAAAATAAAATATGTGCGAGTCTTTTTATATGGTGGATATTATGAAATTGATGAAGAAGGTATGTATGATTTAATTTTAGAAAATCATTGTTGGAGCGAAAAAACTACAGATGTTGTTGATAAAGAATTATATGATTGGTGCAATGGAGAATACTTTAATACAGAAAATGATCCATTTGGATTAGAATCTGTTACCGATAATGACTATGACGAAAACGGAAATTGGAGGCACGAATAATGCTTATCAAATCAACAGACAAAGAAGGCACATTTACTTGTGATGAAGAAGGAAGAAAATTAATTGATTTAATTGATTCCTTATGGTGGGGACGAGATCGGTGGGATAGTTCCACAGAAAAAGTTATGAATGAAATTGCAGATTTATTAGGTATGGGAGAAGAAGAAGAAGAAGAAGAATAAAATTTTTATAGACAAAAAATTAGGACTCTTGCGAGTCCTTTTTTGTAAGTTTGGCAACTGCTTCCTCTAATAGTAAGGTTGCGAGTCCTGTAGGTTTCATATCCTTAAATTTAGAGAACTCGATATTTGTTTCACTTCCACAAGTGGGACAAATATTAGTTGATGATTTTTTTGTTAATGTTTCCAGCTGCTCATAACACTCGTCAGAAATACGAATGTTAAACTGTCTTTTTTGCATTACTGCGAGTCCTCCGAGTCTTTAATAAGGGTTGTTGTTGTTGAAGAAAAAATCGTCAGATTTTGCTCCTTCCTGGTACGCTAAAATTTTTAATTTTTTAACGATTCCATTGATAGTACTCAGATTAAGAAATCTGAGTTTATCTTCTGGTCTTGCTTCTCTTTCAATGTGTAAAACATGACGTAGCAAGTCCTCCAGCTGATCATGTTCCAATTTGGATAAACCAAGTTGGAAAATTTCTTGTGTTTGCGAGTCTTTTAAGTTCACTCCTCATCCTCCTCATAATCGTAAGTTGGTTCTGGTTCTTCTGTTAATTCAACATCAGCCCATGTATATTGTTTAATGCACTCGACAAAATCTACGAGTGCATCATTGCTTTTTTCATCAAAATCATTAGATGTATTAGTGATACATTGATCTACAAATTCATAAAGTTTCATTTAGTTACCTCCTTTGAAAAATAATCATGCAACTCATTAATGTGAGTTTGTAAGTCTAAAAGACAATCGCCTATCGAAATGCTTGAACCTTCCCAATCTTTTGGAATATCCATTAATGTTTTCGGTTCTTCTTCAAATTGACTTTCATCATATTCTTCTATGATGTCATCATTGATTGAATGACCTTTTATTGTTTCAACAACATCATTAATGTTGAATAACATATTTGCCATGTAATCTCTGTTCATTTAGTTACCTCCTTAAATGGGTTTGTTTGTCTGTAGCTGAAATAATTAGATTCATTATCTTGTGGCAAAATAATTCCAAGGCAAGGATCTTCTTGCCTTAGATATAAATGTACAGGTACTTTATTTGACTCTAAATAAATTCCCAAATGTTTATAAATATCTTCGGGAAAATCATCAGCAGAATCATAATCATAAAATCCACTTTTGTTGTAGATATAAACTGATCTTGTTCCACAAGAATCTACATTCGTAAGAACACCTAAAGAAAATTTTGCCATATAAGTATTATTGAAATTATCAATAAAATCTTCATGTGGACGATTATCATCTTTATCGGTAGATCCGATAATTAATGTAATTGGTCTAGGTTTTGTCATTATGCAACCTCCTCTTTAATATCATTTGTTGCATAACCTTCGATTCTTTTTGCAAGTGGTTCTATTAATGGATCATAATGTCCATCCTCATCTTCTTTTTTCTCCCAATTACTAATATAATCATGTACAAACTTATATCCCTTTTCTCTTTTTTGATCCCAATTAAGATCATCCCAACCTTCTGTTTTTTCTAACTCTTTGTTTTTCTCCATCTGCTCTTTTTCTTTTGCAGTATATTCATCGGTATGAACTCTTTCTACACAGATCTGGTCATCTGAAAACAAGTAGTCCAGACCTCTTCCATAACATAAGTAATTCATGTCAGATAAACGTCTGTTATCTGCTTTAGCAATTCTGGAAAGCAGATCATAGTCTCTATCAGAAACTAAGATTTCAATTTTTTTCATAATAATAAATGAATGTACCCCCTTATTATAGTTCATTTCCTAGCAAATTACTATCTTTTATTCTGGATTTTTCCATTCCTTAACAGCAATCGCCCAATCGGGTGCAATACTATCCGAACCTAATTCTGCTTGTAATTTATGGCTATTAACTTTAACTACCAATCCATCTGTTGGATATCTTGAAAAAATTAAACTATCTAACCAATCATTATGTAAAATTTTTACTTTCTTTAAAACATAAGTTGCTATGCGTACATGACCACAAACATGAAATCCTAAACATAATAATTCTTGTAAGGTATCAACTTCATATCCACTATCTCTACCGATAACTTCAAAAGCACAGAATGCGAGTCCTTCTCCTGTAGGACATTTCCTCCTCATGTGTCCCGCTGCAAGTCTTTGACTTTTACTATGTCCAGTTAATCCATAAACTTCTCCTCTTATTTCTATAGAATCTAAATAATTTATTTGCTGTGGAACATTACTAACTTTTCTCATTGCATAAGTAATATCTTTTCCTTTTCTATTCCAAGCCTTAACAAGTCTTCCATATTTATATCTAAGAGCTACAGCACAACCATCTATCTTTGGTTCGACTATCACTTCTGTATTATGTGGCAAGTCTTTATACCAATTTTCAAAAGGTTGATTACCTAAAGAAAGAAGATGTGTACCTCCTCCAGGAGAAAGTAATATTGGATGATCAGGTGCTATATCTACTAATTCTGCTCTTAATTTATCAAACTCTAAATCAGACACTAAAGGATTACCAGCTCTATATGCTTCATCTAATAATTGTATTTTGTTTGCTAATTCTTCTACGTTAGTCAAAAGAATAAATACTTGCTACTAATATCCTAGCATTATCTAATAAGGTTTGCCCGCTTTATTTACATTTTTCCTTAAAAATCTAGGTAACTCTCTTTTTGCTATTGCTGAAATCTGCACTCCAAAAGATTGTTTTGGTTTTATTTTTGGAGTTTTTACAAATGCAAATAATGGTCTAACAAATTCTTTGTTTTTATCTAACACCATTCTATATATACCCGCTTCGAGTCTTTTATTTTTACTTTCCCCTTTATAACGAACTGCAAATGTTCTTCCTTGATGTATCAACTCTCCTTTTCCTTTTCTTTTCTTACCTTTAAATTTACCTTTTCTAGTATTAGACAAACCCCAAATTGTATTTCTATAAATTGTAGGTTTAACATTACCAAAAGCATTTAATTGTATATCAGTTGTATTTCTCAAGTTAGCTACAGGATATTCATCTTTACTCATGTAATTTTTATTTCTAAGATATTGAACAAATCTGGTTGGATATGGTTCAGTAGAACCACCACCAATTACTGGGTATAAATATTTTGAGGGAGCATTACTTTTTTTTTCTTTATTGTATAAATAAAAATCAACTTCATTTTTTCTAGGTTTATATAAGACACTATCTTTTGTTAAGTCTACAGGTTGTCTAAATTTATTTTTTCCTTTTTGAAAATTATAAGGCAAACCTTTTTTTGAAGGATCATTTGTAGAACCACCACGAGCAATAAAATAACCTAATTCTTCTGCTGTTAAATAAACTGCATTTCTTAACGATTTAGGATTATATTTATCAAAATTCTTTATAAACTTCTTCGCATTAAATGTTACTTTAGTTGCCATAATTTTTATCAATTAAAGTAATTAAATACAGTATAGCAAGTCTTCATTTTTTGAGACTGTGTCCAACCTTGAGCTGGTGTCCAAGCATTTTCTTATATATATTGTTTTTTATTAGGTGTTAATAAGATATCCCCTTTTTAGCCCTATCTTGTAGGTTATTGTATAAAAAAAGTACTTTATAGGTTTTAGGTTGGACGTTAGACACAATCAGTTGTGGACAGGGTGTCCAACCTGTGTCCAACCTCCAGGTGTCCAACCTCTTAATAATTTATATAGAAATGGTGTCCGAGTCTCGAATGTAGACCCATTTGCGACTACCTCTCCCTCCTCTGCGTTTTTTAACGAGTCCCAAGTCTCTTAAAATTGATGCAATTTGCATTTGATCTCCTCTGGTTTGTCGTTCAATTGGTTTTTCAATTGCTTCTGTAAGTACGACCTCTGTTGTTAACTCACGACCCCTATTTTTTGGTTCATTTATATAACTTTCTATGACAGATTTCCAAGGACTATCTATTAAATATTGAATGTTTTCGTTATTAATTATTGATTCAGATTCGCTATCTAAAACCCAAGGCTCATGATTATGATAAGCAGAAACAACAGAACTCCAAAGCGAGTCTCTTTCATCAACTAAACCTTTAATATCAATTTGATCATTAATATTTTTAGTAGTTGGAATAATCCAAAACCTTCTTGATCCAGTATCATCTATTAACAATCCATCTGTCTTATTACTAGTCCCTACTATTATTCCTCTTCTTTTAAATACTTCTGTTGATTTTCCATATGGCACTCTAAAAATATCTGTGGCTTGTGATAAAAATGCTTTTACTTCTCCAGCCTGTTTTCTTGTGGTCAAGTAATCCATTTCGGAGAATTCCATAATCCAACTGCGGTGTAGTACCATCAACGAGTCTTTGTTTGATATATCTTTTAAAGCATCAGAAAAAAAAGCACCTCCAAGCTTCTCCCAAAAAGTACTTTTTCTAGCTCCTTGTTTTCCAACAATAATGCAACAGTTATCAAACTTACAGCCAGGTTCAAAAACACGAGCTACTGCTGCGATTAAGGTGCATTTCAACATTTTATCGTAAATTGTAGGAGCAATATCTTTATCTTCGGGTCTTAAATATGTTGTTGCCAGCTCATCTATATAAGTATGTTCAACAGTAGCAGAAACGTGTTTTAAATATTCTTTAACAGGATCATATTCATTTTCTCTTGCTGCTTGCACAACACAATCAAAAGCTAAATCTTTTGATACTTTTATTCCTTTATCTGCAAGTTTTAAATAATATCTTTCTAACGAGTTTTCTCCTTCACAAACTTCTTTTCCTTCTTCTATCTGTTGAGTAAAAATATTATATCTGAATGGATTATCTCCTTTATTTTTTTTCCTTAGTTGCTCCATTAATTGATTTGCTTCCATTTTTTGTAATGGTTGTTTTTCCATTACAGTAATCTGATCAGGATTTTCTATACTTTTTATCTCTACAAGTTTTGGTGGATTATATCCAGATTCTCGTGCGAGATACCAAAAAGTCCCTGCCTCAATTTGAGAACCTCCAGATTTTGCAATCTGTTCAATACCACCCCATTGAGGAGAATGTTGTTGCATTAAAGATATTGCATCGCTTGAAGATCTATTTGCATCATTGCAAGCTTTTATAAGTCCCCATAATAAATTCCGATAATAATCGTAAGTACCAGTTCCAGGTACACGAGGAGGAATGCAGTTTAGTGCTTCTTTTATATCCTCAAAAGTGCCTTTTCTATATTCTTTAAATTGTTTACTTTTTTTTATTTTTTCTGTTTGTACTTTATCGGGCAAACAATCTTCTATATCTTTAACAGTATATTTTTGATCACATGAGTTAATGATTTTAGTCATCTCTCTTTTTGTGCCATCATCTCCCATATGAAAAGTTCCTGGAAGACGCATAACTCGTGATGGATTTTTTAAAGCCCTGTCAGCATCTGCATAATCTAGTAATCTTTCTTGAATAGGTCGCCAAGTCTTCGGATCTATTGTCTTTTTTAAAACCCAATAATTATGAATAGATTTACCTCCTGTATCTATCTGAAGAGTTGGTTCTTTAAGACCTAAAGTTCTCCACAAATCGACCTGTTCGGATTTTGGCCTATCGTCCCATTCAACAAACAGCGCTCGGCAACCTGTTATTTCACTATCTGTATCACCACCATCATTCACTACAACATAAACACCTCTACCTTCTATCTGACATTGTGTAATCCAATCAATATCTGCATTCGATTTTTTACCACGATCAGTATTTTTAAGAGGATGTCCTTTAGGATAAAAAGAACGTAATCTTACTGTATTTTTATCTTTGCCAAGAATTTTGAGGAAAGTCCTCCATTGCAACTTATCAAGTTTTAAGTCAGACATTAATTTTGTGGTGGTATTAACTTAGGGACAAAATATTGAAAACATCTTTAATGCTTCTGGCTACTCCTGTAATGCCCCCAGATTTATTGATGAAGTTAAGCCAATTGTTTTGTTGAGGTGTAAGTTTGCCTTTTTCTGTTTTTATTTCTATTGAGACAAACTGTGCGATTTCTTGTCCAATCATGTCTTCGGTAATTTTTATTTTCTTAAAACCGATAAGATCAGAAGAACCTTTAGCTAACCCGAACTGAACGTATCTTCCTGTTCTTGGGTCGGGAAGTTGCCCCACTTGATTACGAAAAAGGCGAAGAGTTGGTATCTTGCCGATTGCAAGTCGGATTTCCTGTTGAAGCTTAGTTTCATTGTTGCTCACGCTCCAATTGTATAACCCTTTGCAAGGGTATAGCTGCGACAGCTGGCACTATCGTGTTTCCGAGTTGCTTGAGTCTCTGAATTCGTTGACTTGCGTCCAATTTATTGGATAACCCATCATCTCCTCTACGAATCGTGGGTTGAGATATGTATTGTCTCCAGTTTGGGTTAAGACGTCTGATATTCTGCGTTTTCCATGTCGGTCTATAAATCCTTGACCCGACCTTCCCTTGTAATCCGTTGCTGTCGGGGTTGGAAGAATTGATACTGCATCTCTCAGTTTTACTCCCCATCTGACTCCCTCTTTGTTTTCCCTGTAAAAAGTTTCGTTCTTGTATTGAACATCCTTCACCACTCCCCCCTCCACATCCGATGCTCTCGGTGTTGGAAGCATTGGATATTTTTTCGTTGGAATTCCTATTTGTTTGCATATCCCCTCCTTTAGATTGTCTCCATAACCTAGATTCGTCCTTCCAGGTTCGCTTGCTCTCGGAGTTGGAAGAAAATCCAAGCAACCACCAGCGATCCCTTTGATGGCAAGCTCCAACAAAGCTGCTTGGTATACAACACCATTCTGCATCGTACCCTGCCTCGAAAATGTCTCGGAGAACGATGTCCATTCCGTTAGTAAGGATCGCTGATACGTTTTCCAAGATGAAGTATTTTGGTCGTACCATGCGTATGGTTCTGATGAGTTGAAACCAGAGACCAGATTTTGAAGTCTCCGTGATGCCTTCCCTATGTCCTGCCTGTGAGATTGATTGACATGGAAATCCCCCAGTGATAACGTCTGCTGAATATGGTTTGGCTCTGTAGGTTGTGATGTCATCGTGAATAGGAATGTTTGGAAAATTTTTGTTTAGTACTTGTTGACAGTATGGATCAATTTCTATGAACTGTACTGTTTCAAATCCACCTACAAGGTTTTCTGCAGCGTAACTAAAACCGCCAATCCCTGCAAATGTATCTAGAAGTCTTAATTTTTTTGTCATGTTATAAAACCTGTGGGATCTTCATTTTTAGGCCATTTTTTCTGATTACAAGCCATCACAAAATTATTTATAAAATCAATATCCCATTCATAACGTACCATTTCTTCAAATAAACTTTTATTTAAATCTTTTTTTTCTTTCTCGCATTTAATAAATTTCCAAATGTCATTGACTTTTGTTTGCTGTAAATCCTCCCAAATAAAAGCAAAAGAATTTTGTTTTTTATCTGAATAATGTTCTTTAAATTTTTGATAAGCTAAAAAATTATTAACAAACAATTTTGCAACTCTTTCTTTTTGTACCATAGGTAAATTAGCTTTTTTAGGATTTATAATTTTATTTTTATGAAATATAGGTTTATGTTTTCTTGATTGATGTACTTTATAAGCCCAACCCTTTTTGTAGCCAAGAATTTGTGCTACTTGTTCTAATTCTTCTAAAGTTCTTGCACTTCTAATTAATTGTTCTTTCTGTTTATGTTCTGTTTCTTTTCTTTTAAGTTCTTCTAGTTCTCCCTCTTCTTGTTTTATAAATCTTTCTCTGTTTTGTGCTTCATAACCACAAACTGGACATACAGGTGTTGGTTTATATGTAGCGAAACATTTTTTGCAAGTCTCTACATGAGGAACAACAACACCTTTTTTCTTTTTTTTCTTTTTTGAATGTAATGACCAATCTTTTTTATCGTCAACAAAACCATGAGTTCTTGTGCTGTTTACATGATCTAAAATTATTGCGGTCTTACCAGGTTTTGGTCTTAAAACTCTTCCTACTTGTTGTAAATATAACCCTTCAGATTTTGTTGGTCGAAGGAGAATCGCTGCTGATACATCTGGAACATCTGTGCCTTCTGAGATAACATCAACTGATGTAAGAATTTGTATTTTTCCGTTTCCAAGTCCTTTAATTGCTTCATCACGATCTCCTACTTTCATCTCACCATGAACTATAGCAGCTTTATAACCAGCATCTTTAAATTTATTACAAACATCGGTTGCGTGTTTTATTGAAATACAGAATGCGATAGCGGGTAAACCATCTGCGTGTTTTTTATATTGTTGTACAGCATCTCCAATAATATCAACACTATCTATTTGTTTTTCTAAATCTTTTTTCTGATAATCTCCACCTAAAGTTTTGACCCGATCAAGATCTAATTTTAATGGAGGAGCAAATACTTTATATGGTGCTAGATACTTATCTTCTATAAGTTGTGCTACTCCAGGGCCTAAAACTAAATCATCAAAAAAATCAGCTAAACCTTTGCCATCAAGTCTTATTGGTGTTGCAGTACATCCAATTTTGAATGCTTGACAAGTATTATCGTAATAATCAAGAATTTTCTGCCAACTACCAGCTGCTGCGTGATGTGCTTCATCAATAATTATATAGTCGGGAAAAAAATCAATATGAACAAGTCTTCTTACTAAAGTTTGTACTGATGCTATTTGTATATTATTTTTCTTAGGTTTATATTTTGCAGCAATAATTCCATGTTTTACACCTATAGTTTTTAATTTTTTTGATGCTTGATCAATAAGCTCTCTTCTATGAACAAGAATTAAAACATTTTTTTTATTATCTGATATAGATTTTGATATAGAAGCAAAGACAACAGTTTTACCAGCTCCAGTTGGCATTACTAAAAGTGGAGCTTTTTTCTTATGTATATGAATAGAATCTCTTAAGTTTGAAATTGCTTTGGTTTGATAACTTCTTAACTGCATAGGGTTGCACGAGATGTTTCTAGGGTATATGATACGACTATAAACGACAAGCCCTTTATTAATAAATGGACAAAAAAGATCAAAGAATTAACGTTACTTTATTTTCAACACTTGAATATGAAATGGTTAAAGCATTAGCTACATTGCATGGGACTTCATTATCTATGGTTGTTGCTAAAGGTTTTAGTGAATGGCTAAAAAAAAATTTTATTATTGAGTTGGAATCATATCGTGATGCAGAAATATATTTAAAAAAAATGAATAGAACTGCTCCTATAGATAATTTATTCTACAAAGATAAAAATGGTTTTTATCAACCTTGGAGAAGTGAATAATGTATAAACCCTTGGTAATGAGCAATGCAGAATATCATTCAAAGAAAGACTATGAGTCTTCCAGTAGTATTCGTGATGCATTATTAAATCCTAAAAAATATATTTTTAGAAAAACACATGAAACTGTTCCAACAAAATCAATGGAAGAAGGAACTGCTGTTCATTCATATTTTTTAGAAAACGATAAATTTAAAAAAAATTATGTATTTAAACCGAAAGCATTTAATGGAAGAACAAAAGAAGGCAAAGAATGGATGCAAGAACATGGTCATCTAAATATATTAGGTGCTGAATGGGAAGAAAATCTTATTCAGATGAATCATAATTTTTTAAATAGCCCTGCAAAATTTATCTACGATAACGAAGGATTAGCGGAATTAAGCTTTTTTTGGGATGATATATACAAAATTAAGGGTAAATGTAGACCAGATTGGCTTTCCGTTAATGGAAATACAGTAGTTGATTTAAAAACAACAAAAGACGCAAGTCCTAAAAGTTTCCAAAGATCTATAAGTGAATTTGGATATCATATACAAGCAGCATGGTATCTAAGAGGTTTAAGAAAACTAGATATACCAGCAAAAGAATTTATTTTTATTGCAATAGAAAAAACAGCACCATATTGTATTGGAGTTTATAGAGCAGATGAAGAGATGATAGTTGCTGGTATGAGTGAGGTTGATAAATCATTAGAAGTATTAAAGATGTGTCAAGAAACAAAACTCTATCCAGACTACACACCGACCATACAAGATATTAGTCTTCCTCCTTGGATGACTAATAAAAAGGTCACACCACAAAACTACCAGGAGATTCAACTTTACTAATGAAAATCGAATTTGATTACAAACAAGGAGAGTGGATACAACTTAAGTCGTATCTATTTCCATACCTTAATAAATCAGAACTTGTACAAGATTTTGTAAAAAAGGTAAATACAAAAACAAGGTTGAGGTCAGTTAAATGAATATAGAAGAACGTCTTAATAATCTTGAAAAAGGTTATAAACAACTTTGTCAATCACATGACAGAAACAAACACGCACATTTATTAACAGCAAATTCCATGCATCATGTTAATAAAAACTTTAAAGAAATTAGAGATTTAATTGAAGCACAACAAAAAATTAATTTAGGAATTTTAAGTAAATTACAAGATTTAGAGGATAAAAAATGACATCTGAAATTACAACAACATCTATAGAAAATGAGTCTTCTATATATCACAATGCTGATAGCTTCGAGTTTGCACAAAAACAAGCAAAAAGTTTAGCAGATTCACAACTTGTACCAAAACAATATCAAGGCCAACAAGGTTTATCTAATTGTTTGGTAGCACTTGAGATGAGTAAAAGAATGAACCTTAGTCCACTAACTGTTATGCAAAATTTAAATGTTATACACGGCAAGCCATATTGGTCAGCACAATTCATTGCATCCACCATAATGTCGTGCGGTAGATTTTCTAACTTTGACTATTTAGTAAAAGGTCAAGGAGATACATTAGAAGTACAATGTGTTGCCACCAGGCTTGAAGATAAAAAGCAAGTTAAAGGCACAGCAGTTTCTATGGCTATGGCTAGACAAGAAGGATGGGCTGCAAGAAACTCAAAATATTCTTCGATGCCAGAAGTCATGTTGAGGAGTCGAGCAGCTACATTTTTTGGTAGGCAATATATTCCTGACTTGTTATTAGGTGTGCAAACTAGTGAGGAAGTGGTAGATATAGAGTCAGAACCTATAAACGTATCCGAGTCCTCGGTACGAATCGAACCACAACAGGAGGATGAAAATGACATTGGATTCTAAAGATGAATTTATTACAAGCATGGAACTTGCTGAACGATGGCGAGTCCATGCAGATACTGTTGAACGATGGAGAAGGCAGGGCAAACCTCCTTCTTTCTATTCCATCAATGGAAAGATCCTCTATAAGGTGGCTGAGATAGAGGAGCTAGAACTAGCCAAACGTCAAAATTCACAATTAACACAATGACACTTGAATTACAACTTGCAGTATTTCCTCAGACAGATGAGGATAATAAAAAACTTTTTAAAGAAAAGTACGATGCTAACAAAAAGTATCCATCACATTCTGGAACAATTAAAGTACCAGTATCCCAGCTACCAGAGTTAGTTAGTTATTTACAAAATGCAAAACCTGACAACGATGGTTACATTGGAGATTTTGTACCACTTAGAGCTACAGGTTATGTCAATACTCCTAAAAATAATCCAAATGGTAAAAAGTATCTTGCAATGAAGATTACTTCGGACTATAACAAACAAAAGGAAATTTACGAAGGAGGAACAACATCTGAAGGTATTGCAGACAAACCAATAGGAGATGACGAAATAGGTTTCTAAACTATTGGGGCATGATCGCTAGTTTAGGGTAATGGGCTAGTTAACTTGCTGCTCCTTTGTAATCTTATGGCTAATGACTCTGTATGGCCTTTTACAGTAATTTTACAAAGATGATATGAGTTCCCATCGAGGATATTTGAGAGAGTCAAAAGCAGTTTCTGAAAGGTTTTCTGCTTCATATGCTCATTTATAAGCAACCGCATCTGTTAGTCCCCAACTTTTTTATTATGGCAGATTCAACTAAATCAGTTTTAAGATTAAAAAAGCTAAGACAAAATCGATTAGCTTTTCTTAAAAAAAAATTAGATAAAGACATACAAAGTTATGATCATATTGTCGAATATCGAGATGATCATACTGTATTACTCAAATCAGATTGGGTTGATGAAAATATAAAAATTATCATCATTAAATACAACTACGAGGTCAACAGAACAAAAGCTATGAAAATTAAAGAATTTTATAAATGGGAAAGAAAGGAGGTCAATAATGAAATCCAATAATTTTCCTGATAAAGAATTACTTGATATGACACCCGATATGGAAGGTGTTACAAGACCAAAAAAAGACAGCAAAACTAAGAAATTTACATTTGTTATAAATGGCCCTGGTAATGCACCTATGAAATTAACAACATACGCAGAAACAGAAGCTAAAGCTATTAAATATATAAAAGCTAGATGGGGCGATTGTAATTATGAGGTAGTGAAATGAATTTAGAAGATTTTCCAAAAAATCCATATCCAGGGCAAGTCTTTTGGGATATGAAAAGCAAAATTGTATTTGAATATTGGACACCCGATGAGTTTTGTGAAAGTGCTGGTTTAAAACCTAAATGGATTACAAAAAGTTTTGAAGCAGAATGTATTGCGATGTTATTTTCAAAAAGAGGAAAAGAAAAATATTTCGCATATAACAAATTAATTGATATTTATAAATATACAGATCAGCAGATTAAACTTTTAATGAAAGAAATGAGGATGGAATAATGAAAAACATAGGATTAGTAGTACCACCAAATTTAGGGTGGTTACAAATTGAATTAGATGAGAAAGAAATAAATTATCTTTGGGAATTAGTTAAAAACAAAAAAGATAATACAAAATATAACCTTGCAGGTCATATAGATTCGAGTTACACAATTGTTGATAAAGGTAATTGGTTTTTTAATAATGTAATTAAATATTGTATTCAAACGTATTCAAAGCATTTTGAAGATTTGGGAAAAACAGTTCCTATATCAGGAATACATACTTATTATTTGGATCGTCTTTGGGTAAATTTTCAAAAACAAAATGAATTTAATCCTTTACATGATCATACTGGTGTTTATAGTTTTGTAATTTGGCTTAAGATTCCAACTTATCACGAAGAGCAAAATAAAAATCCAATTGCGGCTAATGCAAATTCAAAAAAAATATCACAATTTAATTTTGTTTATACAGATATTTTAGGAAAAATAAATTCTCATGAATACAAAATGAATCCTGATATTGAAGGTACAATGTTATTTTTTCCGTCAGAATTATTACATGAAGTTTATCCGTTTTACAATTGTTCAGATGACAGGGTATCTATATCTGGAAATGTTTTACTGAAACCAGATTTCATACAAAATCAATATATAGCAAAACAATGAATGTAGAAAAACTACAAAAACTTTGGAACTTAGCAACTCGTAATCCAAACGAAAACGAGGCATTAGTTGCTGCTAGAAAGTTTGTAAGAGCTATAAATAGAGAACAAGTTAGTGTGCATTTATATAAAGGTGCAGCCCCTGCATCGCAAGAACAAATTCAAAGAGCTATAGATAATGCATATCAAAAAGGTATTAACGATTTAAAAGCAGATTATCAAAGACAATTAGATAGACATTTGAATGCAAAATATAACGAAGGTTACTTAGATGGACAGCGAAATGGATATACAGAAGAAGACATGAGAAGACAATATGAAAAAGGTTATTATGCTGGAGAAAAATCTAAGGCTATACAGAAATCAGAACCATCAGATATTGTTCAAGATACACAAAGAACACAAACTTTAAGAGCTAATACTTCTACTACAGCAGCACATATACATATAAATAATGGAACAGGTTCAATAAGTTTCAGAATAAGTAATTTATAAAAATCTTGTATATCACACATTTAGTCTGCAAAGGACAAATCGGAGTCAACCCGATATATTATGGACTAACAGCAAAATTTAGACCTTGGTATTTCGATGGAAAAAAAGTTTATGCGGGTAGATTATATGAGACAAAATCAGAAGCAGAAAAAGCAGCAACAAGACTTAGGGCAGATTGTATGTTGCGGAGTTCATGTCTTTAGAGTTATAAATGGTACAAGATATTGGATTAGCACCCCACCTAATGGCTACGAAGATAAAATTTGGAGTAGGTAATGGCATCTCTTAGGTATCATGCTGGACGCATGGTGCTTTATGAGAAAACACCACAAGAATGGCGAGTAAAAATAAAATCAAAGACAGGCAAAGTTGATTTAGCACTAAGTGCTAAAGAACTTGAACCAGCTATTATAGAAGCTGAATATTTGTATGCAGATATAAGAGCTATAAATAGAGGTTTACCTAAATGTATTGATTGCATTCATCATCTAGTAATAAAAGCAGAATGCGGATTAAGTTTACCAGAAGGAAAAGCTAGTGGAGGGGTTTGGGCGAAAGATTGTCCTTATTTTTGGGAGAGGAAGATTTAGAATTTATTTTGTCAATATGATCTCCAGCTTGATTTATTATTTTTGTTAATCTAAAATTTTCCATTGCAAAAGCACTTATGAGGTCAGGTATATCATCAGGATCTATATAATTAAAAACTTCTCTTAAAATTAATTCTACTTGAAACTCTTCTTCCATAGTTACACTTGCAAAAACCCAAGGTTCAATTTTTCGCCTTTTTTTTGCTTGTTTATTAAACCAACCAGACCAAGGCATTTCGAGTTTCATTAAAGTGTCCTCCACCCTAACAATAACCTTTTATTCATAAAAGTCTAGTTATTCCTTATATACTGTGCTTTTTTATCTTCTATTGTTTGTTCTGGATATTGAATTGTATGCCAAACGTGTTCACATTTAAAACACAATCTTCTTCTAATAATTATATGTTGCGAGTTTCTATCAGATTGAATTACTTTTTGTCTTGAAAGAGTATTGCAATTTGGACAGGTTACAAAATTTAATCTGTGCATCTGTAGATTTGTATGGTTTTTTATTTTAATATATAAATAGCTACAAAAAAAGTTATGCCTGGACACTATGGAACAGGAATGAAAAAGAAAAAGAAAAAGAAAGGCGGTAAAAAATAATTACCTACCTGGAAACAAAGCTTTTTCTAACATATCGCACAATTGATCATCTATTGTGTTGTCAGTTTTTTTAACCATAGCTCGTACTATATCTAGTGCGAGTTTTTTTAATGCTTTTCCTCTTAAAAAGGTAAACAGAATTGGCTCAATAATTTTTAGCATTGTTTGTAGTAAATTGCTAACTTAATAGTAGCTCATTCCCTACATCTGAGCTAAACCTCTCTTATTGGTGGTCTGTGAGAGAGGTTTATCTTTTTGGTCTAATTTCTGCAACGGCAATATCTAACGAATTAAGCCTTCCATAAATATCTCTCATATCAGAGTGCATATCATCCATTTTTTCAGAAATTAATTCTACTTTAGTGAGAAGGCTAACTACATCTTCTCTATTTTTTTTACCTCTATAGCTAAGTGAACCAGCAGATACAAAAATTGCTGTAAGAACTGCACCTCCTGTTGCTGCTAGTAATTCAACCACTTTACTTAATCTGTTTTTATGTATATTATGACAGAAATAATAAACCTTGTGTACCAACTATTTGCAACACCTTTTTTTGCTTGTGAAAATTGCAATTTAGATATAAAAAAACTGGAGAAAGAATGTTTAGATTTTATGAGCAAAACTCCCTCGGCTGACTTTTCAAATGTTGGTGGATATCAAGGGCAAGATTTTGAAAATGATGATTTATTTGAATTTATTAAAAATAATTTACCAGCAGATGAAAATAAACCTATAAAACAATTTAGAATAGCAAGCTGGGTAAATGTAAACAAACAAGATAATTACAATAGTAGACACCATCACGATCCTCATGCTGGTACTTTTTTAAGTGGTGTTTTTTATGTAAAATGTCCTCCTGATTGTGGAGCAATAAGATTTTACGATCCTAGACCACATATAGATACAGCACCTGATATGCAGTATTTTTATGACTCAAAAACCCACTTCAAAATATTCCCACAAGAAAATATGTTGCTAATGTTTCCAAGTTGGTTAGAACATGACGTAGAACCTAATAAATCAAAAGAAGAAAGAATTGCAATATCATTTAATATTCTTGATATAGAATATTAATAGATATAACTATAAAAAAAAATTATTATGACTACTGAAAAGCCAAAGAATGTCATACAAAAGCTTAAAGAAGGCTTAGATGATAAAGAAGAGCAATTAGCTATTATTAGTCTTTTTGTTCGTTTGGGGGTTGTTGTTTGGAGTGGTTTTATAGTGACTCTAAACTACATAACAATACCTGGCTATAGCTCAGAGCCAAAAGATATCACGTTCCCAGCCTCGCTTCTAACTGGCGCACTTGCAACATTCGGTTTGGAGGGATCGAAAAAAGGTAGTAAAAAAGACGGCAAACTTGCCGAGAGCGAAGGTATGGTGCAAACTATAAGGGTAATAACACCTATAAAAATTGAAGGTGCTGAAGTAATTGACCCCAAACCAAAAGCATGAAAAGACTACTACCGTTTTTATTTTTAATGTCAGCCCCCTCATATGCTGACATCACTTCGCAAATATCTTCAAGTATCAAGTTGGAGGTAGCTGCTCCAGGTACTACAGCGGATCGGATTGGAAATTCTTACTCTGTTTCTGGAACAGGAGTTACTACAACAGATGGGACAACTGCTGGAAGTCTTGGAGGATTAGGTGCAGCAACTAATGGGGTCAATGCTTATACACCAATTACAGCATCTCAGCTTACAGATGGCGAGAGCTTCACATACACAGTTTCACACACTACTGGAGATACAATTGCAACATCTCTAACAGTTGGCGAAGTTAGTCCTTTTGGAGATTTGACCAGTACTTCGGGAGGTACAGCAACAAACCTAGCTGGTACTGTGGATAATCATGTTATTTCGGTAACAGCAGGGTCGGCTGGTACTACGGCAACAGCCTCTTATGTTACTTCTGTAACCGTGGATTAAGATATGAGCTATGCGGAAGCTTTTATTACTGTTTTTTATATATGCTTTACCAGCTAACGCAAACATTGTTCCTAATTTTACAACTGGGACTATGTCCAGCACGACTAATACACAAACTACAATTACAGAATCGATTACAAGTAAGGATTATAAAACTGGATATGAATATACAGTTACAGGTACAGGAATTAGTGCAGATGGCGATATTTCCCCAGACGCAGTTAATGTTACAGGAACGGTAGGAGGACAGAGTTATACATGGAAAGGGGCAGATTTAACAACAAAACCAAATTGGACGTTGACAAATCCTACATCAGGAGATGCCTTTCAATTTACAGAAACATATTCAGCGCCAGGTCTTCAGAACGTCACAACCATAAATCGCACCATAGAAACGGAATCGGTCGTAACTTCTACATCTGTCTTTCAATAGCCCTGTTACCAACAGGAGTTTTAGCTAATTCTGTTAGTCAATCAAATTCTGGAAGTGTAACTAATCAAAACTGGAATGTTAATAATTCTGGATTCCATACCAACCAGTATGGAGGCGGTGTTGTTTGCCAAGGAGCAATGATGACTATTACTCCTTTTACTACATTCAATACAAATTACAGAAAACCATATCGAGATTACTATTACACACCTGTTTATGACGAAACTGATATTGAGGGTGACTTTGATGAAGATGGTAACCCTATAGGAGATGGTACACCTGATCGACCAGGGCAAATTTTGTATTACGCTCAAAACTATAGCGGTACGAACAAGGATAGTTTTGCACTTGGAACAGGAATTACGTTAAATTTCAGTATTCCATTAGACAGACAATATACAAAAAGATGCAAAGAGGCTGCTCAAGTACAAAATGATATAAACAAACAAAAGCTTAAGAATTTAGAACTTGACTGGCACATGGCAAGATTACGTCATTGTGGTGAGAAAAAAATTGCTGGTATAGAATTCACAGAAGATAGTCCTTACTACGATTTATGCAGCGATATTCGAATTAGACCTATTAAGAATCAAGTCTTGCCCCATAATCATAAAATTAACTTAAAAACACAAAACTAGTTCTTTTTTTTCTTCGATAATTTAGAAACGGCTTGCTTAACAATAGGTTTTACCAATTGCAAAACTAAAGGTGCTGATGCCCCAACGAGTGCTAACGAAAATACTCCAACAAACTGTGGTGCAGATGGAATATATCTATCACGGAATGGTACAGATGCATATTCTGTTATGCATTCTGTTCCATCTAAACGATGCGAGACAACTATCTCTAATTTTTTAGAATTTCTATAATCACCTACGCGCTGATCTTTTGAGCCAGGGCATTCTGGAATTACTATTTTTTTCTTTTCTTTTGGTATGTTGGGAGTAGTTGTTGGAGCTTCTAAAGTCTCATTTGTTTCTACTCTTTTTTCTTGTTCTTTAGACTCTACAATTTCAATTCTTCTTCTGTCATATAACATTGGTTGGAATGATGGCATTGACCCATACGGACACAAAATAGTAGTGCCTCGTGGGTCATCATCATATAATGCTGTGTTTTTTGGCGAAGCATCTCGATGATATCTAACACAACCAGGTAATTTAATAGAAGGTGGTGGTACATTTAAAACTTGAAATGGAATATGAGTTGGTATATCTATTTTTGGTATTTGTATATTAGGAATTGATATATCAGGTATCTCCATCAATCAAAAGCATCTCTTTTTTTTAAAACTTCTACTTCTGCAAAACATCTAGGACAATTTAATTGTGTTCTTACTGAAAACTCTGGATATAAAGGCATTGATTCATCAATATCTATATCTCCTCCTATTATTAACTCTGTATCACACCAATAACAATTCATTTTTTAAATGGTATAGGTATTGATTGACCAGTTGTATTTGGTAATGCATTGTCAAGAACTTTTGGCATAAGTCCTTGTACATTTTCAAGCACTTGATTCATCATCTTGGCCTTAAATTGTTCGCTAGTGACGTACTTAAATGTGAAGAATCCACCCCCTAAAATTCCTATCATAAGAATCCCAGTTACGATGGTAATAATGTCTAAAATCTTTCTCATGATAAAAGATGCGTTTTTAAAGGCTTTAGTACCTGTTACTATTATAACCTTTACAGGAATTATGGCTTTAGCTCCTTTATATGTAACTTTAGGAGTTATGACAAAACAAATAAATAAAACACAATGAAAAAATTATTACAGTTTTACTAACATATTAATCATATAACCTCCAGCTATAAGTCTTGTTCTGGTATTAGTACCACCACCATTACTTCTGTATTCTATTCGTACTTCTACAGTATCATTAGCACTTAAACCTGTTAAGTAACTATTGTTAAAAGTAACTTTGAAAGGGTCAGACTCATTTCTGTTACTTACACCTGATTCAAATCGGCTTATCCAAAAATAATGTTCTGAGCCGTTTTTCATAACTCTACCTTGATAATTTGTATGAGTTTGGTTACTTGTTCTTTGAAATGTATAATTAAAACTATGTACTAAAATATAATCTCCAGCCTCTGGAACAGTAAAAGTTGTAGTTTGACCAGTTGGTATCGTATACCCTGTACTGGGGCTTGTTAATTGAGAGGCGTTTCTAACCCATTTTAATCCTTTAAGATTACCACCTCCAGGTAATCCTGTAAGGGATGAACCATCAATAGCTGGTAAGCTTGCAAAAGTTGTGATGGAAGAACCATCTCCAAAATGTAAAGTCATTATTCTGAAGGAGTAGGGGTTTCAGTAGGCTGTGCCGAGTAAGATGTATCAGCAGCAGCAATATCAAAATTTTCAACATCCCCTTGATATCCACCGAGGGAGTTTTGCTCATATTCTATGACTTTTTCGTTATGACTATCAATAGCATTTTGTACAAGTTTTTCAATTATTGCTACTTTATAATCCGTAAATATAGTTTTCATCCAACCTACAACAATAGCTTCACCATCTTCTTTTTTTAAATCATCTATTGATTTAAAATCTGATCCAACCGAAGCTTTATTACCTGGTAAAAAAAGACAAGATATTGATACTGCTTTTGTTACTGAGCCTTCAGTACCAAAAACTTTTGCTGTTGCTTCCGTTATATAGTTGTCATCATTAGGATCTGTCTTTAATGAATCAACTTTCCAAGTAAATGTAGTTGCCATTATTCTGAAGGAGTAGGTGTTTCAGTAGGTTGTGCCGAATAAGAAGTATCAGCAGCTTTAACAGTAGTTTCTATAACTTTTGAATTATGTATATCAATAGCGTTTTGTATAGTTTTTTCAATCTTTGCTACTTTATAATCCATAATTCCAACTTTTATCCAACCTATAATAATACTTTCGCCATCTTCTTTCTTTAAATCTTCTAATGATTTAAAATCAGATCCAACAGAAGCTTTATTGCCAGGAAAAATACAAGATACTGTAGCTGCTTTTGTAACTGATCCTTCCGTACCGAAAACTTTTGCTGTAGCCTCAGTAATGTAATTGTCGTCATTTGGATCAGTTTTTAAAGAGTCAACTTTCCAAGTAAAAGTAGTAGCCATTGTTAGTTTTTCTTTTATTATATCTTAAACAGGAATCATAGCTATCTTAAATTTTTTGCCAGTTCTGTTATTAATCATAAATATATCTTCTTCCCCTTCTTGTAATGTCCAATCACCCCAAGAACCATCAACATCATTTGTTTTACCTTCGTTAGAAAAGTGCATATCGTTTACATATAAGTTTGCAACTCTTAGTGAAGTGCTACCTATGTTATAGGTATTATTAGAAGCTGGAACATAATGACCACTTCCATCTATTTTCCACCTATCAGTTGCATTTTCTCTAAAAACAATTCCGTCTGAAAGACCAGCAATATAAAGCTTATCACCATGTGCTTGAATTTTTCCACCTGTAGTATTCCCCGCCCAGTTTCCGTTAACAAATCTCATATCACTATTGCCTCCAATAGTTACTGCACCGCCACCGCCAGAAAATGTTAAAGGTTGTGTAGCTGAATCACTTGCATCTGATCTTAAGAAACTGCTCCCATGTATACCATCAACTGTGTCGCTATCTAGCCCAGAGCCAGAACCGTCATTATTTTGATGCCAAACCCTATATTTTGCAGCACCCATAGACCAACCACCAACTGCAATGTCGTTGATGTCAGCGTCTAGTCCAAAGTAACAAGCATAATCTTGACCAGCGTGAAATGCCATGAACGCATCATTTCCAGCACCAGTATTAAAAACTTCAATAGAGCCTTGACTTCCAGAGGCCGTTGCTATTGTGTCGTAATTATAAGTTTCATTAGCTCTGAACTCTATTCTTTGTGTTACTTGAAAATCATTAACGTCTGATCTTATAAAACTGCTTGCTTGTATTCCATCAACTGTATCTGCATCTAGCCCTGACCCAGAGCCGTCATTACCTTCTCTCCAATACTTATCACTTGTTCCACTCGTATTATGGTATAACTCTCCAGACTCAATTCTTGTGTTCCCATCTCCTTTATTAACTGAAAATATAATACTACCTAAATCTTCATTATTATAAAATCTTATTCCGCCATAACTTGGTTGCGCTCCCATTCTTATACCTGTATGCCAACGCAAATCTAATTTGCTATAGTTCCCCCCAAAATTCTCCATATTTGTTCCAATATGGTAGTTATCTGGGTCATTTCCACCTCCAAACAATAAACGAGTGCTTGATACTGAGTTGTAAGCATTATTGCTATAAGTACCACCAATTAACAATTTTCCTGTAGTGTTGTCATCAGCATCAGACCTTAAGAAACTAGACGCTTGAATACCATCAACGGTGTCAGCATCTAGCCCACTTCCAGAGCCATCATTTCCCTGTCTCCAATACTTATCGCCAGTACCACTATTACCATGATAAATTTGTCCATCATTTGCAATCCAAGTTTTATCAGTACCGTCTTGTCTAAATTGAACAATTCTATCTGAATTACTATTGGAAACAATATACCAACGGTTTGAATGCGCTTGTATTTTTAAAGTTGAAGCACCAGGATTACCTGTCCAATCTGAAGAACCATTTGATCTAATGTCTGAACTGGTAATCACTACAGCATTAGCACCACCTGTAAATGTATATTCTCCAGCTAAAACATCATTTTGATCAGACCTTACGAGATTAGAAACTTGAACACCATCAACAGTATCCGCATCTAATCCACTACCCGAACCATCATTACGATCTGACCATTGTTTCGCCCAAGTAGTAAAAGTACCATCATTATTTCCGCTACCATTCTTATATGTCCTTGAATATAAATGTTCGTTATAGTAACTCATGGATAACTGGAATCCATGATCGTTAGCAGTATTACTATGCCTTACATTCAACATATTATGCCAACTTGTTCCAGGCATATTTGATGCAGTACTTGATTGATAAAAACCAGATGGTACTGAATTATTAAAATTACTTAATGTGGAAATTCTGTTAGTACTTTCTAAACCTGTTGAGCCTTTATTCCAATAATAAGACCCTTGCTGTCCATCTAAAGTGTCAGCATCAAGTCCACTACCCGATCCGTCATTTCCAGCGTGAAACACCTCATTTGTACCAACATAAAATCCACTATTACCAGCAGTTTGGTCAATAATTACAGCAGTTGAACTTTCAGTTGAATCAAAGTGAAAACTATTTCCAGCACTATTTGAGTTTGCATCAGAGTGTTCATATTGAAGGTATCCTCTTTGATTTTGATTACTTTGATCTGAAAATTCAATAGTTGCTGAACTTGCATTTGTAGTGTTATGAATTTTTAAGTTTATACCATTTGAACTACCTCTGCTTAATGTTAATACACCACTAGATGTGTCATTTGCATCTGATCTTAAGAAACTTCCACTATTAATAGAATCTAAAGTTGTAGCGTTTACGTTGGTTAGTGACGCACCATTACCATTAAAAGCAGTAGCTACGAGTGTTCCTGTTGATGGATTATAGGACATTCCATCAGCACTATCTGATTGTAATTGAGATGTACCAGTAGCAGCCGACAAGAAAGGAACACGATAAGCAGTATTTGTGGTGTTATTGGCAACAGCAGTTACATTAGTCGCTTCCGTTGCTGTAGCTGCGTTTCCTGTTGTGTTTTGGTTAAGTGTAGGAACTCTAGCTGCTGGTATTGTTCCAGCGTTTAAATTAGATGCGTTTCTGTAGTAAGAACCATGCTGACCATCTAATAAATCACTATCTAAACCACTTCCAGAGCCGTCATTATTAGAGTGCCAAATTGTGGCGTTTCTCCATAAAATTGTATTGCTCCCACCTGTTATTCGTAAAGTATCAAAAGAACTACCATTCCAAGCTCTTATATCAGTTGCAACAGCACTACTTCCAGCATTGTTACTTGGATCTTGTGGATAAAAATGTATATAATTTCGAGCAGCTGAATGATAACCTTGATAATAATGACCAGATAACTGTAAGTGGGAGTTGGTAAATGTTATTGCTCCAGTAGCTGTATCAGTTGCATCTGACCTTAAGAAACTCGCTTGACTTACACCATCTAACGTGTCAGCATCAAGTCCACTTCCAGAGCCATCATTACCAGAGTGCCAAATTGTATAAAAACTAGAGTTATCAGGTGAGAAAACAAAATTATCTTTTATATGAAGCGTTGCTGCATCTTCTTGGTTTTGTAACCTTAAGTACCCATCAGGATGCCATTGAATAAATGCTTTATCTGTTGTACCTTCTCTAAATCTTATGTAAGGACTACTTGAACCTTGTAGTACAATTTTTCCGTTATCCGATCCATCAATAGTTACTGGATATTGATTAGAGCCAATTATTTCTAATGTTTGTTCTTTTGTAATGCGTAAAACGTCATTAAGAGAATTATTAAATGCTGTTTGGAAAGTTATTTCACCATAACCTCCAGTACCATCACTAAAACCTTTTATTCTTGCTACATCTCTAGCTTGACCATTTGCATCTACATTTTTAAAATTAATTAAACCACCAGCACTACCAGAAGCAGTACCAGACCTAATAGTTAAATTAGTATCTGTTCCATCAACCTGTATACCAGTTGAGGTTGTTTCAAATCTTGCAGTACCCGAATGATGTAATATTACTGCTCCGTCAGCTATACATCTAACACTATTTTGATCAGTTTTTGCTTGAATAAAAATATTTCCATTAGTGTCTCTAATATATAAATCACCTGTTGTATTAATTAAATATCCAGATGATAGAGATGTGTTCCCAAGTGTTAAACTTGTCGTTCCTGTAATAGCTCCAGTTACGTCAAGTCCTTCTAAAGCATTAAGGTTTCTATCTACATTGACTACATTTCCTGACGTTGGAGAAAGAGTTATGTTTGTTTTAGCATATATGTGTCCACTATGAACAAACCTTATGTCATAGTCATCTGATGCTGGACTTTTTAAATCAATAAAAGCACCTGTAGAGCCACCTATTTCTAAAGTTGCGTAATCATCTGTTGATGTAACTGAAAGACTAGAAGTACCTGACGATCTTTGTATTAGTAAGTTTCCAGTTAACGTACCACCAGCAAGAGGAAGCTTGGTTGCTATTGAGTTGGTGACAGTAGTTGAGAAATTTGCATCCGCACCCAAAGCATCACTAAGTTCTTTTAATGTATCTAAAGTGCTTGGTGCTGAATTGACTAGATTTGATACTGCTGTCCTTACATAAGCAGTCGTACTAACTTTAGTTGAGTTATCAGACTGAGCTTGGGTCGTTGCTGTAACTCCGTTGGTCAATACACCAGAGCTAGAGGTCAAGCCACCAAATAATGTATTTCTAGCTGCAATATCAACTCCATCTACTGTTCCTGTAACTGTGATGTTTCCTGTTACATCAAGACCAGCACTAACATCTAAATTTCCTATTACATCTACATGATCGCTAACTCTAAATCTTTCAGTACCACCAGCCTGTATTGCAACTGCATCGGGGTCAGGAAATCTTATTTGTGTATTTGAGTCACCAGTATGTCTTATTATATCTGGAACAATTAAATCACCACCAAAAGTTGTATTACCACCTAACTGTGTATTACCATCAGAGCCAAACTGGAAACCATATCGGTCAGAGTTATCAATATCTACTATTCTAAAGTTTCCATTATTATTTTCAACAGCAAAATCACTTTCATTGTTTGTATCATTAAATGTTATTCGTGGGTTAGTGCCACTAATAGTTGCAAGACCTGTGTTAAGAAATCCTGTTGTAGTTATATTCTGAGATCCAAAATCAGGAGAAATCTTTGTTCCAGCTATCGCTGCACTTCCATTTATTTCAGTATTAGTAATAGTCGCATCAATTATATGAGAATTTCCTACAGAATTATTAGCTAACTCATTAGCTGTTATAGAGTCATTTGCAATATGAGTAGAACCTAGTGGACTCCCTGCTATAAGTGATTTAATTTCAGTTACGGTCTGATCTGCGGTAGCTCCAGATTCTATACCATCAAGTTTTGATCCGTCAGAGGCAACATTTCTTCCATCTACTGTTCCTCCAAGCGTTATATTGCGTTCAACAGCTAAATCACCAGTTCCAGAGAGGGTAAGTCTTGTATATGTAGTACCACTTTGGGTAATACTTATGCCAAATATAGTTCCACCATCTAGTCTACCAGAATCACCTAAAACAAGATGTTGATTTAGATTTCCCTGTAAATTTTCTATAACGGAAGCGTTATTATAATTTGTTGTAAAACCTCTGATAGCTGTTCCTGACGATACGTTTTCTTGTGAAATTTGAACATAATTATCATTCGTAATATCTCCTACTTGTAGAGATTTACTCAAATTATCAATTTTTATATCGCCAGTTGTTTCTATATTTTGCGATCCAAAGTCAGGACTGATCTTAGTTCCAGCTATCGCTGCGTTTGTAGCTACTTTTGCATTAGTTAATATCAGATCGCCTAAATCTTCTGTGTCTATAGTTCCATCTGCAATCTTGGCAGACGTTACAACCCCATTATCAATAGTAAAAGTATCGCCACTATTGCTGACAGTTATATCTCCTTTGTCTCCATCACTAATACCAGAGCCACCTATCTCGGCTACGTTACCATTGTCTTTCTTTGTAAATAATTTACCAGAATCAGTTCTTAGAGCTACTTCTCCTACTACTAAATCACTAGCACTTGGATCACTCCCAGAACCTCTTTTTAACTTAATGATGTTTGACATGATAAAACCTCCTTATAAAAATAGTCAGCTATCAATATGTGCCACCGTCTATATCAAAACCACTAACAGATCCGTTTTCTAAAAATGTTACTAAATCAGAAAATGCAACTTGAACCATAGTTCCATTATCATTAACAACCATGCGATCAGCCAAAGCTAAAGTTGTTGCTGTAGCAGATGTTCCACCATCTAAAATATTTATTTCAGAAGTCGTAACTGTCGCACCATCGAGTTTATTCAGTTCAGCAGTTGTTGTGGTCAAACCATCTAAGATTTGTACTTCTGTTGAAGTTAAGTCAGCCAAACTATTAGCTGTTGTTTGTGCCATTGTCGAAAGCTCTGTGAGCTTATCGGTGTGAGGCTCTACGTCTGTGCCAATTACTAGACCGAGGTTTGACCTTGCACCTGATGCTGTGGAACTTCCTGTACCACCGTGGGCTACAGCTATATCAGTAGCAGACCAAACACCAGAAGTTAGTGTTCCAACAGATGTCAAACTTGATGCAACAACAGTTGAGCCAAGACCTGTCTTACTAACAACAGATACACCATCAATTCTAAAAACCTTACCTGTCGCAAGCTCTAAATTTTCGGATGATGTCCAACTGTCAGTTGAGTCAATCCAATTAAATGTTTTATCAGTAGAACCTTTTAGAGTAATACCACCTCCAGATGCGCCAGAATCACTTGGAGAGGACGTAGCACCAAGCTCAAGGTTTTTGTCATCCACACTCATGGTGGTACTGTTTACAGTTGTAGTTGTACCATTAACTGTTAAATTACCTGTTATAACTAAATTTTGAGTAACAGTAAAACCAGAAACAGAAGCACTACTAATATCAAAACTACCTGTAAAAGTTTTATCTCCAGATATTGTTTGTGTTCCTGTTTTATTAACAAAAGCTCCATCACCAGCAATTGCTAAAATTGACGATGCCGAACCTCCCGAACCCCCTGTACCCTCTCCGTAGTACAGCGTATTATCAACTTCATTAAAAGCTAATTCTGCATTTTCTAAAGAACTAGGCGCTCCAGCACTACCGCTAGTTCTTCTTTTTATTCTTACTATGTTGGACATGACTTTAAATTAGGTAAAGGCTAGTAGTAGCAATGGATTTTAAAAATTTCCTCCATCGGTCAATGCCAATGGAGTAACGGTTGAATCAGCAATGTATTTTCCAGCAGAACTACTGAAACGTACAATGCTTCCATCAACACGATTACTTTCATCTAATTCTAACCCTTTAGCCCCTTGAGGCCCTGGAGTTATGACAGAAACTACCTTAGTTTCTCCATTAACTTCAATTTTATTTTTTATTGTTGTAACAGAAATCTTAGTACTCATCTCGTATATCCTTGACTTACAGTTATTTTACCTTCAATATAATATTCTTTCAAACCGCTTGAGTTTGTTAACAAAACATCATAATAAAGTTCATCAGGGAAATCTACAGTTTGATCATCTGTTAGAACTAAAGAAAATTTTCCATTGGGTTTATCGTCATAAACAACTCCAAAATCAGCATATTTTACATCTCTTTCTTCATCCCAAGCTTGAGCAAGAACTGATGAACCTGATAAGTCCATAGGAACTTCAGATCCATCAGTTTGAGTTGACTTAAAAGTATATTGCTCTTTCCAATCCGAGCCTCTTTGTAATATGAAATTTCGTAAGGCTGGATTGATTGCCATAACTATTCTTCTGATGGGGGTGCTTCGTTTGGAGCGTCTTCTACAGAAGGCTCAATTTTATTATAAGCCAAGATCTCGCCATTGATAGCATCAACTTGTTTTTCTATTTGTTTTTTTTCAATTTGGATTTGTCTTTCAGCATTTTCAAGCTCTTGAAATCTTTTAACAAGTTCTTGGCCTTTAGCTTGTGCCTCTGCTCTTAGATCAGAAATTTGTGACATAAATAAATTTGTGTATGTTTTTTATTATATCAAAATCCTACTAATTAGCTACTTCTGTCCAATTAATTTTATAAACCTTACCATTTCGTTCATTTTTTATAAACAAATCATTTTCTCCCTCTTGAATTGTGTAGTCTCCCCAGGTTCCGTCAACGTCATTAGCTCCACCTTTATTAGATAGTTTAAGGTCATTAACATATAAGTTTTGCCATCTAGCACTTGTTGATCCTAAATCTCTATTACCAGATGGGATTACATTTAAGTTAAAACTGAAAGTAGATCCATCACAATCTATTCTTCCAGCATGATCTGCTGTTGAATTATCAGCAGTATGAAAATCTATATAACGACCAGCTTCTAATACTCCAGAAGCATCTACAAAAGGAACAACACCCCATCTATTTCCAGAAGAAGATGCTGCAAGTCCATTCAATTGCGTGGAATTAGTTGCAGTTGCAGCATTACCTGATGTGTCTTGGTTACCCGCAATATTAACCCCTGGTAGATTTATAGCTGATGAGCCGTTAAAACTTACTCCTCCAATATTTCTAGCTGTAGCAAGAGTTGTGGCAGTTCCAGCGTTTCCTGTAATACTTCCTGTAATTGTTCCAGTTACCTCTAAAGCACCATTAACTTTTGCTGCTGTTTTTATATCAAATAAAGAACTACTTGATATAAGGTAAGTTGATGATCCAGCCCTGTTTCTTAAATTATGTACATCTGCATCTATAAATGAATCATTAGCATCTGTACCAAAACGTGCGTAGCCGTCATTATTTTCTACTCTTATAAAAACACCACCATTTATTGCTTGTTTAATATGTAATCTGTCATCAGGAGTTATAAATGTACCAATAACAACGTCACCGTCATCATGGATAACCATTCTAACATTATCACTTGTAATAAATTTCATATCTGCTGCTTCATTAGCCTCAATTATGAAATTTCCAGTTCCTCTATGAATTAATGATGTACTTGAATTAGCACCAGTATTACCTCTAATAATCCTAAAACCGTAATCTGTATAAGTGCCGTCACCAACTAAATCAATATAAGCATTTCTGTTGCCTGACCCGCCTCTTCCAATCTCTACAATACTATCATTTGTACCATTTTGTATTCTTAAATCTCCATAAATGTCAAGTGTGTAGGCAGGGTCAACTGTGCCAATACCAACCTGACCGTTGCTTTCTATTGTTAATCTATCAGTACTATTTGTTGTAAATCTAATCTCATTAGCTGCTGGTAAATATACTCCATTAGCTGGTGCTGTTGATCCTGTAACATTTAATCTTGAACCTTGAATTTGACCTGTAGCAGATAAGTTTCCAGTTATTGATGCTCCACCTGTGGCAGTTAAAGCTCCTGTTTCTATATTGACAAACTTGTGAGTTCCGCTTGCACCTTCTAATCTTTCAAAAGCATTATTAGCTGCGTTACGTCTTTCAAAATAACCATTAGATGCGTTCCATCTAACTGCCCTTACTGGATAAGTACCTGTAAATGTTGACCCACTAGAAAATAAAGACGATATATCATCATCTCTACCTTTTAATTCGGTAATAAAATTTGTATATGTGCTTGTTAAAGCTGGTTTTGTAAAGTCGGCCATTTAAACTCCTCTTACAGTAAAGTCTACAGTTCCAGCAACACCGTTGCCACTATCGTCAAACAAAAATACTTTAAAACCGTTTTGTGGATTTGCAGTATCTAGAAAATCATAAATAGCATACTTAGCATTAGTGTTTGATGGAGTTCCTTGTATTGTTAATTGTATTGAATCAACATCAAGAAAAGTCTCTGCAAATGTAACTTGTTTACCAGAACCTTGAGATTCTGATGCAGTTACATCTACTCTACCTTGATCTGTTTTACGTTTTAAAAATGTTTTAACACGAATACTATTAACTTTAATTAAATCATCATTATTAGCACCAGCGAATGAATATTGAATTTTTATATATCTAAAATTTTGACCTATTACATTAGCATTACCAGACCCTTTAGAAGTGTAAGTAACATTATCAGGTGATGTAAATATATGAGGAGTAATAGTTAGCCCTGATCCAATTGTTTCAGAAGCTACTAATCCAATACTGGATTCAATTCTTGTTGAAAGTATTGTAGCTCCTGTGTCTATGATCTCTTCGTAACTACCTGAGTTCTCACTAGGTAAAGCATAAGTAGTGGTGCTACCATAAACACCAAAAGTCCTAGACGTATCATTGTTATTTGGGTCAAAATGTTGCCTCCAAGTTCTTGATGTATTTATACAAAAGAATAACCCGCCATCATCAACAAATCCATTTACTATTGTGCCATTAAATGTACTTGCAAAATCTTGTGTTAACACAAAATCAGGAGGTTGATTAACTTCTGCTACAACAGAATTTTGCGTTCCTTCATTTCCAGCAGTATTAACTGGTTTTAAAATATATTCAAATTGACCACCTACTTGTTCAAAAACTGTTGTAAAAGTTCCTAATTTTTGTCCAACTAAAGTACTTAAATTATTTCTATATACGTTGTAATGTTTTATTGGTAATTGGTTTACACCGACAGCACTTTCTGTCCATCTTAATAACACGTTGTTATCAATAACTTCATCACTTAAGTTTGTTACAGCAGACGGTACAGCAACAGTAAAATCTACGTCTTGTAAATTACCATCATTTCCATTCACATCAACTGCTCTTACAAAATATCTTTGTGTTGCATTTGTCCATGTAACTTCTTCAGTAACAGATGTACCATTTTGTTGAAAATCAGCAGTACCCACAGATGTAGCACCCGCATTTTCTCTGTAAATTTTATAAAAAGCTATTGGCAATCCATTTACCTTACCGCTAACAGTTGGCAAAGAAACCTCATCCCAACTTACAAAAGCACTTGCCCCCTTAATAACAGCAGTTAAATTATTAGGTGCTGGGGATGGGCTTACTGATACGTCAGGATAATTAGAAATTCCAGTACGACCAATATTTCCAATAGTACCGTTTGCATCCCTAGCTGCTACAAAAAAACGTCTTGATGTAGTTGTATTAAGAACACTATGATCAACGTCTAGCAAATAACTTTCAGAATTTATAACATCTACGTCAACAGCAACTCCAAAATCAGTATTGTTTGTAGGACTTGCTTTAATAATATAATCCTTAATTTTTGTAGCACCCTCTGTAGGTTTCGCCCAAGTAAGTCTTATTTTTGATCCCTCGTAAACGTATGTAATATTTGGTGCTGCTGCTTTAGCAAATACTGCGGTAAGAGTTGTATCACTACTTTCTTTACCAGTTATATCTCTAGCTTTTACTTTAAATATTTGATCTGTTGACCATGTAACAGGCAAAGTAAAAGTTAATGAATTTGTTGTAGCTATTACTGTTGTTCCTTGCTTTATTTCATATTCAGCTATAGCAAATCTGTTGCCGTTAATAACAGAAGCATTCCAATTTAAAATATAATTATCGTCTTGATAAGATCCAGTTAAAGACGTAGGAGCGTTTGGATTATCAAAAGTAATAGCTGTTGTTCTTGCAAGTTCACTTTCATTACCATCATCATCAACAGCTTTTATTGAATATGTTTGGCTTGCATTACCGCTAGACGGCAATGTTGGTACAACAACAGAGGTTGCTTTATATTCTCCTAAAAGATTACCACTTCCATAAGTTCCCTCATATATGATGTAACCTCTTATATCTAAATCAGCAAAGTTAGGATGCTGTGGAGCTATAGCTGTCCATGACAAAACTACTCCTAAATTTGGATCTAATGAAGCTGCAAAATCAGAATTAACTTGTGATGGTTTTGCGTTTTTACCTACTACTTCAAAAGCGGTTTTAGTTAAAGGTGAACTAGATTTTTTACCTGATGCACTAATGCTTCTAACTTCAAAATCAAAAAATGATTTACCACTCGAACTACTTACAGCAATATCATCAATAGTAAAACTTGGATTTTGTACTTGTACAGTTTGAAAACCACTTGAATCTTTTTGATACCTAAGTTCATATCTATTAACTCCACTAACAGGTTTCCATGCTAATAAAACCCTTACCTTGACTTGAGTTCTGTATTTATATAACTGTTCAATTGGATATGTAAAACCACCTGTAACTGGACTAACTGTGCCATCAGATAATATCTCAGTATCTGAAGCCCAATCACTAGGACTAGCTGGTATTAAATCAAGATTAGTAACATCTCTATGCTTTATGGTTTCTAACGCTTCTACTGCTGCATATTTAGATTCGTTATGCAAAACAGCAGTTACACCATATGTAAAATCATCACTCTCTTCTACAGATATAACTTTATATAGCTGTGATTGTATTGCTGCACTTGTACCAGTTGTTTCTATTATCCAAAATGATCCCACATTTGGGTCTGTATTTTGAAATGTATCAGTATAAACAGGATTTGGTTGTCTTGTATTATCTAAAAAAGGTTTATTACCACTACTATCGTTTACTTTTTTTTCAAATCTATTAACTACAGTAATTTTTTTATTGGTAGTATCAATTGTTGTTATTGTTTTTTTACTTATTTGTCCATCAGGTAAAATTACTGATAACATACCTCCCAACCCACCAGTTAAAACTGGAAGATCAACTATATTATCTATTCCAATAACACTATTACCATTAATTGTTTCAATCGATGTAATCTGACCGCCTCTTCTAACTCCAGATTTTACAGGATCTTGAATTTCAATAATTTGACCAGGTGTTATTAAAGATCCAGCTTGTATAGTTGTCGTGAACGAAACTATATCTGTTTCTGTTGCAAGAGTAGTTAAAAACCATTTTGCAAGTCTTCTAGCTTGATGCCTTGAAGTAACTCCAAAACTATCAATTGTTTTAGTAACTGCACCGTACTTAAGAACAGCATCATTATCAATTACTTGCTCATATGCTGAATCTCTTAATTCAATATCGAAATATTTAACAACTATAACTGTTGCTCTTGTCTTTGATCCACTACCAGAATAAGAAAATCCATCTTCAGTAACATTAGCTTTAGTGAATAAAAACGATGGATCTATTCCAGCTTTATCTTGTATTAGGCTTATACTACCTGACACATATAAAGGCATAGCTCTAAAAACTGAACATAAACTATTTACAACTTTAAAAACATCTTGTCTGGTCTGTATATTTACATTTAAACTAAATCTTGGTTCTGTAATTGTAGTAACTACTCCACTACCTAACCTATCTTTAAAAGTTACAAGTTCTGAAGAATATACAGATGCTGCATAAAAACTATAAACATCTAACTGACTAGCACTTATAAAATCTCCACAGCCATATCGCTGACTTGTTAAAAGATCAAATAAACACCAAGCTGGGTCTGTTGTCCATTGTGCTGCTCCAAGTGTTCCGTTAAAGACATAGTTTGATGGATATATTATTCTGCCGTTGTCTGGATCAACTGTCACACCATTTGGAATTTTTACTTTTATTCCTTTTATTAGATAAGACCTTTTAGGAACTGAATTAAATTGTTCCGCATCTATTCTTAACCCAAGAACAGCAGAGTTAGGATAGTTAAATCTTTGACCAAAAGTAACAGTTCCAGTTACGTTTGCATCTTCTGTATGTTCAGCTTTGATTACAGTAGGTGAGACAACTGTATTAACAACCATGCTGATATTAGTACTATTATTAAATTCACAACCGATACTGTCTCCTACTTCTAATAAATGATCTGTTGATGAAGTGATAGTTACTATTTTCCCTGCTGCACTACTGCCATTGTTATGTGTATATGTACCAGACAAATCAGATGCTTGATGTTTAATTAACGTATGAGAGGTAACATAAAATTTACTGACATGACTAATAAATCCATCATTGTCATTCATAAAAGTTGTATCTGAAGCTGAAGTTCTTATAACTTTAAATCTTACTGGAAAAGTATCTGTACTTATATCAAAAACATATTGCTTTTGATAAAGATCAGCAGTTCTACCTTTAATTGTTTGATCTACTGTTCCATTAATAGAAAAATCTTGAAAAGCACCATTACCTGTTGATTTTTGAAATTTAAATTTAAATTCTGTTCCTTCTGTATCTCCATTATTTTTGATTTTTTGTAATTGAGGAACACTAAACAAAAATAAAACTTGATCTGTACTAGCATCAGTAATATTAAATTGTTGACCTGTTGCATCAATTTCTACTCCTGATTGAGTGTTATTAATAATATTAGATGCTTTTTCAAAGCCTGGTAAAACTGGTTGATTAGCTGTTCCATGCTCAACTCGTACAATAACATCATCAAAATTAACAGTACCATCTGCATTCTTTAGTGGAGTATTGTCTAAAAATATTGAGCGCATAAAAGAGTCTGTTGCCCCTGAGATTGGATTAACAAATCCATCATCAACTAAACCAGCTATTTCTCCTTCGCTTATAAGATCTACAATATGTCCAAAGGATCTACTATTTAAAGAATCTGGATCAGTAGAAGGAGTTCGTGAACCACCTCCACCGCCTTTACCGCCACCACCAGAACCAGCAATAAATTTATCCATTATGCCTCTATATCATTAGTTTCGATTTTTGTTGAAATTGGAATTGAACCAACCAAAGTTTTTCCATATACCACAGGAATTGCAGTTCCAGCCCTGGTAGTCTGTTGCACCCCACTAAATGAAAAAGACTTTACAGGATCTGTTTCATCATCAGGCAATTCTGGTGTAGGAGTCAACAGCCCTGCAACACCACTTAAAACTAATAACATACCAATCTTGCCAGACAAAGCAAACCATGATATGCCTGATTTTGTTAATACAGGTGCTTTTAAAAACTCTCCAAAAGTTAAACCTCCAGAAAACAAAAATCCTAGACCTATTAAAGCAACTCCAGCTATTATTTTACCTACGTTACCAGCACCAATAACAACTGGTATTATTTTTATATCTAAACCACCACTAGGAAAATTAAGTAAATCCTCATCAATATTATGTTCCCCTACATAAACTTTATAAAACTGACTAGACATATGTTGTTCTAATCCAGCAAAATTTGCTTTTAAAAAACGTACTGCATCTATTGGTTGATTAATAACTGCCTCAAATTGATTTTGACCACCACAAAAATCTGCAAGTCCTCCATACACTTTTACTTTACTTAACATACCGCAACCTCTTTCCAGTACATTTTACAAGCCATTCCCCATAAAAATCTTTTGAACTTAGTCTACCTTCTATATGATGCAATACCATCTGTTGTGGCAATAAAAATATACCAACATGATTTAAACCTTGACTATTAATAGAAAACAATAAACTATCACCATTTTCTAATTCCTCGTTGGGTTCTAACTCTCTAAAACCTGTATCTTTAAAACATTTATCAAAATATGGATTTATACGAAAACTTTCTGGGTCAGTAGGTCTTTCCCAATCTCTTAATATTATTCCAACAGATTCATAATAATCTTTTACTAAAGTCCAACAATCATGTACTCCAAAAGCATAATGCCTACCAATTAAAGGTGCTTTATAACCTGTTGGCTCAAACTCGTGCCATTGACCTAATGCAACAGCATATATATACCAAACTTTTTTTGAATTTTCGCAAGCAGTTAAATCAGCAGAACTAGGAAATGGAGTTTGATATGGATGTGAATGAAAAATTCCAACAATAGTTCCAGAATCTTCTGCTTCTGCATAATCTATAGGATCGATAATAAAATGATCATATGTATTAATTGCTATATTTTTGCATCTCTTATATCTTTTACGACCTTTAACAACAACCACTAAACCACAAACTTCAGATGGAAACATATCCTCTGCGTGTTTTTGTGCTTCAATTCTCCAATTACTCATGGAATGATCCAACACCAGGAAACTGTCTAGGTAAAACTTGTCTTGCAGGGATTTTAAAATTAGGTAAATCCCATATCGCACTTAATTCAAACTCAACAACTTCTCTATTTTCAACAGATTTACGATCAACAATAAAAACTTGAGTTCTACTTGTAGCAGCCGTATTTGCAGTAGACTCACCGTCAAGAAACATCGCTAATGTTTCTATTCTTGTTAGTTTTGCATTTAACAAATCATTACCAGGTGTAATCTTATTTACCTCTATAAGTATTGTTGATACTGTAGATAACAAATTGCTTACTCTTAAAACTGGTCTAGCTATTGCATCATTTTGTCCACTTTTTTGATCAAATCCTTCTGCCTCAATAGGCATTGGAGTATAAGTTTTGCTGTTAAAAACAATAGATCCAGCACCAGCAGCGGTCATTCCAGAATGCCAACAATATGTAGTAGTAACACTATCTGGATTACCTGTGGCATAATGTATTCCCTCAACAAGTTCAAGTTCATATAGTTGAATTATTGCACTTGGGTCAGGTTTTTGTAATTCACTAATATATGAATCCGTCATGGCTCAAATACTTCTCTAAATACCAACTCAATATCATTTAAATCATGTGAAACCATAGTAACTGATGGATTCTGACAAACCCATTTCCCAGCCGATCCGAAAGGAGGATTCCAATCAAATGCTTTTGCACCATTATTACCCTTTGTTGGATCAGCTAAAAAATTTAATATGTTGGTAGTTACTGTGTCTGATCTATTTAAAAAAGATAAAGAAAATGTTCTTCTACTTGCATTTATTCCATTCTGTAAACGCTGCTCATATCCATCGCCCATAGCAACAGTAATAATATTATTTTCAACTGTTAATTTTGGAGAATAACTTGGCGATACATCAGAGCCAACACCAGAAGAATCAAAAGTTGCCATTACGAATAAAGAATGCCACCTGGCCGTTTTTGCTTGATTAATTCTGCTTCTACAGCAGTACCTATCATCTTACCAAGTTGATTTGCTTTCATTGTATTACCTTGAGCAGAAGTTCCACCAGCATTTACAGAAACATTAACAACAGTACCTCCTCCTCCAGAAGATTCAACTCCAAGTTTTCCACCTTTACCACGTTTAAGTGGCATAATCGCTTCTGGCGAACCAGCTTCAGCCATCAAACCAACACCTCCCCGCGCCAAGGGAAATACGGATGGACGTTTAACAACGCCCCCATAGCTGAAAGGAACAACTTTATTTTTGGCAAAAACATTTCCTTTAGCACTCTTTGTTACTTCACCACCCTCAACAACACCACCATCTCCTAAACCGAGTGCTTTTTTAAATGGATCGAATATAAGTTGGAATAATAATGCTTTTAGTATCATTCTTTGTAAGTCTTGTAAAATTGATCGTGCTAAATCTCCAAACGAAGCTTTTCCTGTAACCATTAAATCAACAAAAGAATCTGCTAAACGATCAACAGCACCAATTGCATATTGCCCTATGTTTGTTCCTAAATCAGTAACTGAATCATAAAGTTCTTTAAATGATTCTTTAAAATTAAATGTTTCATTTTTTGCATTTTTTAAAGCTTCTTTAACATAATCAATATTAATTCCTAATTGTTCTGATATTCTTAAAGCCTCTTGATCTAATTTTATTTGATCAAATTTTTCTTGTGTAATCTGACCTGATAATAATTGAAAATCTAGAAATGCATTATATTGTTCATTTTCTGCTTTTTCTTCTTCATCTCTTAATTTTTGAGTGAAATCTAATCTTTTTTGTAAATTTTTTATATATTTATCATCATCTCCAGTAGGACTCATAAAATTAGTTAAATCATTTGCAGTAACAGGTGCTTTCATTATTCCTTCTTCAAACGCATAACCTTTTAAATTATCTCTAAACATTTCACTAACTAATTTTCTGTATAAATCCATATCTATTGGTTTCTGCTTTCCAATACTTAGTGAGTGTACATTTCCTTGTTTATAATCTTCCTCAGTAAATACTCCAGCTCTTAATTGTGCAATTTTAAAAGCTTGTTTTTCAGCATCTCGTAAAGCTTTATTAGCTACTGATCCAGCAACATTTTTACCTTCTTCTAATTGGATCATTTTTAAAATATTTCTAGTTTCTAATGCTGCGTTCAGCATATTTACCATACCAGTAATAATATCTTGGAAACCAGCTCCAATTGGTTGAAAGAACTCTCCAAAACTTAGTTTTAATTTATCTAGTGCTACTTGCATTCTTTGACCAGCGTCAGCAGTAGAATTTGCCATTTCTCTAGCAGCACTAGCATGATCGGTACTCAACTTAACAACAAATTTCATAACATCATTTAATCCAACAGTTCCATCTCGTAAGTCTTTCTGTAACTGAGGTAATGTTCTACCTGTTGCTTGTGCAAATTTAACCACGGCGCCTGGTAAGCGTTCACCGAGCTGGCCTTGTAATTCTTCTGCCGACACCTTACCTTTACCAAAAATCTGCGACATCGCTCGAATAGCAGATTTAACATCTTCTGCATCTCCACCTGTAGCTTTAATAGCCTCAGATACACCTCTAAATACTAATTCTGCATCACTAACACTTCCTCCAGCACCAATAACAGATGCAGATAAAGTTGTAAATTGCTTAGTTGCATTTGCGATAGGAACATTCAAACCGTCAGATACAGAAGCAATAACTCTTTGTGCTTTTGCAAATTCTTCTTGAGTTTTAGTGACACCTTTTAATGCAACTTCTAGCCTTTTTATATTTCCAGCAAATACAGCAGCACTTTGAGCAGCACCACTAAAATCCATCCCTGCACCTAAAACAGCACCTATTGCTGCTCCTTTTGCACCACCAAATTGTAAACCAGATAAAGCTAATTGAGATGTTCTACCTGGTAAAACTTGAGATGCAATAAGACTTCCAAACCCACTACCAATCTTTCCTCCAATCCCACCACTTTTTTTACTTGTTAAATTAAATTTATTTATTTGTTCTCTTGTTCTATTTATTTCATTACCTAAACTCCTAAAACTTCTAGAATTTACATTAGTGATATTTCTAATTGCTGTTAAAGCTCGTTCTTTTTGTCTTAAAGATGCAATTGTTTGCGTAGATGATTTTTTAACAAATTGAATACTCCGACCTAAAGCTTGTACTTGTCTAGTTGTTTTAGGTGCAACTGATTTTTCAAAGTTTTTTAAAGTTCGTTCTAAACCAGTAAGATCTTTTAAACCTTCAACATCAAGTTTTATCGTAAATTTTTCAACTTGTTTAGCCACTATTTTTTCTCCTTATTCATTTCGGCTAAAGCAGTTGCTTCCATTAGTTGTAGACCTTCAAACATTTCTTGTCGGTTATCTATATTGTATACGTCAAATAGTCCTCCGTTAAGTAGGAGAACTTCATATTTTAATCCTACCGCACCTCCAAAGGACATATTCCATTGTGTTTGTATTCTTAAAAACATCATAACAATTTCCCAATTATCTTCAAACACTTCAAAATCTTTCTTGACATCTGGCTGCTTCTTTAATTTAATACCAAATGCTTTTGCATCATCCTCGGTATTATCAATTAATTCTGTGCTACCCGAAGCCCAGTATTTGGCAGCATCGACTAGTTTCCCGCTTGAGAATTTCCATAAAATCCTCTAAAAGCATCTAAAACACCTTTAACGAAATCTACATCCTCACTAAATTCTTTTAAAACTGTCTTACTAAAATTAATAGGAGTACCATCTTCTTCATTAATATCCTCCCAACCAACTAAAATTTTTTGCAATGCAGAAAATTCATCTTCATTATCAAAATTATCTAATTCAGATCTTTTTAATCTTTTAAATTTGCCAATAAATTTGTCAACATCAAATTCTCCAGGTGTATCTAATGAAGGACGTTTAACCTCTACAGGCCAGGGATAAATATTTCCCTTCTTTCTGACAAATGCCATAAACAGTAAATAATATATATACTTCTATACTTTAGCTAGGAAGTCAATGTTTATGTATAAATTAAGCTAAATTCATCTCCTTCTGCTGCTGTTGATGATGCACTTGGTACGAGTGTAAAAGGTATATCTAGCATGACAACACCTTGCATATCACTATAAGCAACATCGCCTATATCAACTCTAGAAGAAGTAAATTGAACTTTATTACCAGCAGTTGTTCCATGTAAAAATTGTAAATTTCCTAAAGAACCTTCTGCAAGTGCAGCAGCAAAATAATCCTTAGTGCCTAAAGCAACAGCTTCTATTGAAACAGAACCGCTTGCAGCCCTATCAGTTATAAGTACTTCTTTAGCGGAAGAAGCTCCAACAAGTTCTCTATACTCAACAGTATTTCCTAAATCCATTGTTACAGATTGTAATAACCCTGCATAACTTAGTAGTTGAAAACCTGTTGTATTTCCGTTTTTAAATATTAATGGTGACGCTTGATCGCCATATGTGATTGTTGGAAGTGCAGAATCTGTTGGGGCTACATACTCTCCAGTAAACGTAAAATCAATCCGTGGGATTGCTCCTACCTCGGCTGCAATTGAAAATGTACCTCGGCAATTAATTGCCTTATGAAGGACACCATCTACGTTGTAATGGATAGTAACTGTCTCAATACCTGTAGACATTGGCTTGTAAGTAACAGAAGTTCCAGAAGCAATTGTTTCCTTCATGCCACAGGCTTCTAAGGCTTTTGAATATCGAGGGGCAGTTCCAGCTGTGCCTGATCCAGCAAGTTCCACAGAAAATGTACATTCAACCTTTGTGTTTGCTAATAACTGCTCACTAGCACCAAAATAAGGTCTAACAACATCTCTATTTACTACATCACTTGATTGTGGTGTGATACTCAAATCAATAACTTGTACTGCGTCAGTAGCTCCAACAGTTGCTTCTGAAGTACCAGATTCAGTTTCGATAAGAATAACTCTTTTTCTTTGCAATAATGCCATTGGAGTTTTATCTAGCGTTCATTTAATATATTAGTCCAACAAGGTTGTTAGGTTGAAAGATTGTCATAAGAACTTCTATAATCTATTTCAAATTCTACAGATACAATCCCTGCGGGTTCATCTGCTTCTAATATTTCAAAGTTAGTTACTGAAGGTCTTATATCAATTGCCAAACCTCCAATAGTAGGATCAGTTAATAATTTTGTATACAAACTATTCACAGTAGGATCTGCAACTTTATCTGGTATTTTTCCTCTTACAATTACAGATACTCTTACCCTAAATTCCCATGTAATCTTACTGAAAATAGTATCTGTTTCCCTGGGATTATCACTAACAGGTTCTAGTATGATTGCTGGAGTAGCTGCTTTGGTTAATGCTTCGGGGCGACTTCTATATATTCTTGTTGATACTCCTGTAGTACCTGTAAGCTTTGTTTTTAACGCAGCTAATATCTGTTCTCTTTTTGTTGCCATATCAAGTGCTTTCTTTACTTAATGACACTATACACATACTACCGTCATCAATCTTTCTAACACTTCTTACCGTATAATCTTCATCGTTAACAACTATTTTATCTTCATATTCAACTAACCCAAAATCACTTGTTTTTCCTGTTAATTCATAATCAGTTGATACCACAACTCCATCAGCTATCATTTCATCAGGCTGATCCAAAAAAGCTATATACTCTGCATTATCGTAGATAACAGAGTCTCTAAAATCTATGAAAAATGTATCTAAATCTTCTGTAAAAGGCATGAAAAAAAGCCCCAGTTAAGGGGCAATAAATTTAACCGTACTTCTTAAGACCTAATCCTGTTACAGATAGATCAAATGTAGGAGAAGATCCACCAATAGTGAACTTAACTCTTACATATCTTTTGCATTCATCAGAACTAATAGATAGTTTTTGTGATGATGCACTTCCAGTTACTTGAGTAAACGCTGCTCCAGACAATGCAGCAAAAGTTGAATTGTCAGCAGAATCTTCAATAGTTACATCTAGTGTTGGAGATGATCCACCACCAGCAGCAGAATCAAGAATAAAAAGGATATCTCCTTCGTAATCTTTTAAATCGATACCAGTACCTTGACCAGTAGCAGTTTTAGTAGAAGTACCAAGACCTGTTAATAGATCTAGTCTTTCTAAGTTAACTCGGTTGTAGCCCATGTTAATCGTCCTTAACAACAGTTTTAGGTTTAGGTTTAGGCTTTGCTTTTGTTGTTGCCTTAACAACAGGGATTACAGCCTTACCGCTGCCTATAAGCGATCTAGCTAAATCTTGATCTACATCAATGGTTGTGCCAGAGTCCTTATGGACTCCAGCTATCAACACACCTCTTATAAGTTCTACTTTCATATTAAGTAGCGAAACAGAAAGCTCCAGCTTGACGGATAGCGTAATCGATATCTTGTAAAGCAATGATTCTAACTGTTCCAGCAGTTGCACCAGCATATGGGTCAACTGTTAGATCTAAACCAGACCACATACCAACGATAAACTGACTAAAGTCTCCGAAGATTGCGTCATTGTTAGCTAATTGGTTAGAAACAATAGCGTCATAACCATTAATTTGGTTATTGTCGAATACAAACATACCTGTGTTTGAAGCTTTTTCTGTTGACTTCAAAGCACCTCTTGCAGAAGCATTAATGAGATACTTCATAGAACCGCCTTCAGCATTAGCAACAGCTACATCTGTTTCCATTCCGATGTACTCAGCAAAAGTACCGAATGATGTTAGAGATTGAGAACCAATACCACTTGTATCTTTAAGACCTAATGGTTGGTTAGAAGAACCTGTTCCATAGATGGCTGTACGATCTAACTCAAGAGCAATCTTCTTAGCAATGTCATCTCTTACAAATGCTTCAATATCAATTGAAGATTGTAGAAGAGTTCTTCTAGTAAAGTCAGTAAATGCACCTATCGTTTTTGGTGTCATTGAAATTTGCGTAAAGCTTTGCTGACCCTCAGTTGGAGCGCCACCTTCACCTACCCAATAGGCACTGGTTGTACCGTCTTGCTTCGGAATTGAAATATTTCCTTCTAGACCAGTAAGCATAGTTACACCAGCTTCCATTATAGCCATCTTATTTCTTAAGATTTCTATAAATGAACCGCTTAGAAGCTCTGTACTAACTAGGTTTCCACCGTCAGCAGCAGTACCAACATTTAAGTCTCTTTTTAAAACTTCGTTAGGAACAATGATTCCTTTTGCTGGTCTACCATAACGCTTTGCAGCTTCATCAGAAACTTCTCTTTCAAATGTTGCAGCTTCTTGTGCTTGCTTATCTCCAGGAGAAGCTAATGCATTAATAGCTCTTAAGAAAGAGAATTGCTTAACTTCTTTCTTATCAAGAAATTCTTTGGATTGTTTTGGCTCAATCATGTCAGTAGAACGAATTGGAGTATTATTTACCTCTGCCTTGTTTTTGACAAGATCGAGGATTGCTGCTTTTGCTTCATTAGCGGATTTATTTCCTCTAATTAATGCATCTGCAATATCTTCTGCTCCATACTGTTTGTACTCACGACATAAAGTTGTGATCTCAGCAGTACGAGCATTATTTTCGTCAATAGCACGTTTTACTTCGGCATTGACATCGATTTCAACGGCTGGAGCCGTATCCACCGCAGTTTCTTTAGTAGATTCTTCCATAGTGCGAACCGTGGGTGATGCGGGTTCAACCGCAGAATTTATCTCCTCGATAGGAGACTTATCTTCCATACTAATACTATTACCTTGTGAGGGTTCTATCAAACTTCTTCCAAAACCCACAGAATTGTCCGCTGGAATCGTTGCCAGGCTAACTTCGTGCGGAATCCATGATACTGCTCGTAGACCATCATCCATTTCCTCAAATTTTTCGATTGAATAACCAAACGAAATTCCACGATAAATACCGTCTTTAACGTCATCTAAGACTTCAGAAGCGAATTTAGAGCGAGAGAAGCGAATTTTAGCGTATCCACGCTTATCAGAAGAATCTATATATGCAGATTCCACTACTCCTAAAACACGATTAGGATCATGGTTGTAGAGAAACGGAGCGCCATCATTTAGTCGTGCTAAATCTGCACTTCCATCTTCGTGGCTTAACACTTCGTTACCAAATACCCTCTTTACTGGGGCTTCTGATGAGAAAGGAAACTCAAATGTTCTTGATTTCACATTTTTGAAATCAGTAACTTCTTTTCTTTCAAACTTATCGGTTGCATCAATCATTCTGATTGGAGCAATTTTTGTAAGTGTTGAAAACTTGTGTCCTACTTTTCTGTCAGTAGCCTCACCATTTCTATATAAAGTAATTAGTGCCGCTGGATCATCAGCTGTACCTGTAATCGTAAATGACGAATCTGGTACGTCAATTGATCCATCTCTTACGATCCTAGTGATTTTACCTCTTGCAGTACCACCACTAGAATTCCAAGAAACAAAGTCACCAGTTTTTAAGGCATCTGGTGCTGCTCTTTCTTCTGTCTGTTCAGACATAGTGCGCTCCCTTGCTTTTTTGATTGCATTAGATTTTGACCTAGCCCAAGTCTGACCAGAATCTGACCCCCAAGCTGACCAGGCCACCCTGCCTTTTGAAGGGTAGCCCTCCTCGCCTGAGTTAAATCCTTTGCCTTGTTTGTCAACTTCATGTCGAGCAAACCATGCATTCATTGTAATAACTGTATCAGGGGATAGCTCATTTCCACTTAATATTTGTGTAGCTCTTCTTGCAGCATCATCAGTTCCCCCTGCTCTACCTTCTTTTTTCCATTTTCTATATTGCTTGGCAGCACTTCTCATTGCCTCTGTAGGCATAAGATTAATTTCTGTTCCGTTTACATTTGCCATTTACTTTTTACTCCTTTTACTAGTTTTTGATCTTTCTGGTTGAGGTGGAGTGTTAGGAGATAAATCAAGTTCCATTTGACCCATTTCTACCTCTAAATCTAAATCCTTATCTAATGTAACTCCTAACCCTTTAGCGACTTCTTGTTCTCTTGCTATTTCTGCAACAATATCGTCATAATCTCCACCACCGTTCATTGATATAACTTGTGACTTAGTCATATATCCAGCCTGTTCAGCCTCTCTATATGCTTTTATTTCTTTTAAAGGATCAACATAATGTTGTGTAGGAGGAGTCCATCTTGGTTTGCAATATCTATCAGAATTAGTTGCATAATCTGGTAAATCTAAATCTCCTACTAACACAGACAAACCTAACCATTCTTTAAATACTCGATAATGAAAGTTTTCAATAATATATTGCTGACAGAATTTCCAATGTTCTCTGTCTTCTAACAAGCTGAGTCTTGAACTAGAATAGTTTGTTTCGCTGAAATCTTTACTAATAGTTTCATAGCTACACCCAATTCCAGACGCAAAACGTCTAATTTTGTTTTTTACAAACATCTCATATTGTTGAGATGGATAATCAACATCAGGAACAGTAACGCTTTCATTCGGTGCTAGATATCTAAAACTTCCAGGTTGAAAATCTTGTACTCTTTCATTTGCAACAACATCATCTCCAATAAGTTCTCCACCATTATTTGTAATAAAACCTTGAATACTTGCTCCAGCTCGCGCTCGAATTACCGCTGCTTCTTCGTAGCCTTGCAATTGGTGCATATCTTCCATTACAGGATGAAACCAAGGCACACCTCTGTTTTGACCTGGTCTTTCTGGTAAAAATAAATGGATAATATCTTCTGCGGGTAAAATTAAATTTTTCTTTTGCTTTCCTTGGTTAGTTAGATAATATGCATCTCCAGGATGTCGTGACATTATTGAATACCTAACAGGACGACCCCATTGATCAACTTCCACTCCATTTCTCCACTCATTAGCTTTTGCTAATGTATCGCCACTATATTCTTCATCCAATAAATCACTTTCAATTATTTGTAATGCAATTGGTACTCTTGAATCTCCAAACGGTTTTCTGACAATCCTAAATAATGCTTCTCCACTTTCTGGTAATGCTCCAGCTAATAACCACTCAAATTGATGAAAGCTATGACGACCAGCACAATCGCAGTTATATGCTTTAGTCCATTTTGCCCATTTTTCTTCTATTTCTTTGTTTTTTCTTTCATCTCTTTTACCTCCTCGTTGTTGTGTAACTAAAGATTGAAACTTCATACCAGTCCCAACAATATTTAACTGTGTTGTTCTTTTTACCTGTTTTGCATATGGATTATTTCTAATTAATTCTCTTGATCTATCTCTTAATTTTCTAAGACTATTTCTAACTTCTGCATCTGCACTTAGTTGACTACTAAGCCAATCAGAATTAAGTCTGGTTACTACCGCACCTTGATAACCTCTTCTCATCTTTCCAAAAGATCTTGGAAATAATACAGCTAATGTTCTTTGAAATATATTCATTATTTAAACCTCACATATAAAGCTCGTGGATTACCAAGACCATTCGCCATAGTTTCTGCTTGTTTTTCTCGTGCCACAATAGCAGCATATTCTCCTTTTAAAACCATTAACTCAGCTAAATCATACTTTTTAGCTGATCTTGTTCCTATTTTATAATCTTGTATAGCACCACCTTTAATAATATTATCAATTGCTGTTTTTATAAGGTCTAATGTTTTTTCTGCTTCACTACGACCATCAAATGGTTTAGGGTTAGATCCTGTAAAAGCAAGACTAGGTAAAACTTCAAATGTTCCTGTACCTATCGTTTTAGATATAGCAGTACCTGTTTTACTAGCAACTGCTTGAAAAAACCAATTACCATCAACAAAATCTGCTGTAGTTGCTGCTGGAATACTAAACTGAAATCCATCACCATATGCTGAACTGGATATACTTGCACCAAACTTACTTTTATTTGTTCGCAAATAATAAATAACTGTCCAGTTTGGACTATTGATTGGATCTCCAAATACATCAGTAGTAGCTGGATCTCGCCATTCAATTAAATCGCCAGAACGTATTTTAGAAGGAAATACCACGTTTTTTTACCATTTAGACACGAAATTAGTCCTTTTAAGACTATTTTTACTCCTTGAGTCTAACTTAGCACCCTTTTTAGGTTCATCAGGATTTAATCTTTTTTCAAATTGATCAAATATCGTTCTTCTGTCATATTTTTGTAACAATCTTTGCCAAGCAGCATATGCGTATACCATTTCATCAAGGGCTTCATTTCTAGCATCACTTTTTTTAACCCACACTCTTTCTTGATAACCATGCTTATACCTAAGAACTTGTCGCTCTGCGGTTAATTCTTCAAAATAATCATGTGTGATCGTTGGATAAAAATGTATATATCCTTCCCCTGGTTCTGCATCTTTTAGTCGGTTATGTAATGTTGATTTAATTACATCTACACCAACAGGAAATAATTGAACTCCTCTTTTAAGTGCTTTACCAGAAAAATTAATATCAACTTTACTTGGTTTACCTAAAGGTGGTTTTCCTTTTTGTCCCATACCTTTTATTCCTATTAATCCTAAATGAGTTCTTTCTCTTACATATTGATAAACTTCTTGGGTAAAATGACCACCAGTATCAATCGCAGCACTATCAATCTTTAACTGCTTTCCTTCTTCATTTGTATACTTACCCAACAAAACTTCATCCATCTGTTTCCATAAATCTGCTCTAGCTGGAGAACCATATATAACTTTTCTATCTATTAAATACATTTCCTCATTACGTCCTATACCCCAAACACTCATAGAAAGTCTGTCATCTTGTACGTCACATCCGAGACACAAAGTAAGAACTTCTTTTGGTGGTATGTTTTGTTCGTATTGTTCATCTGCTGCTCTCTTCATTAATCCATCTGCACCAACCTTGCTGGCATACATATCTTCCCAACAATCTCCACAAATGGTGTTAATCCACGTTTTTAACTGTTCTGGATCATTTTTACTTTGCAAAAATTCTTCGACAAGATTAGACCAACTCGCATTTGGAGAATATGAATATGCAGCCCATATATGAAAACCAACGTGTTTAGGATTACCTGGAGCAGTAGCTCTCCATTCTCCTCTTTCTATCATCCATCTTTTTTTACTATGTGGTATTAAACAACCACAACTTTCACATCCATACGCAACTGTATCTGGATCATTATCTCGCCATTTCATATTTGACCATTTCAGATATTGCATATGACCACATTCGGGACACGGAATGAAGTAGCGCATTTGGTTCGTCTGATTAAATAATCTTTCGATACGACTAAAGTCTTTAATTGTTGGTGTTGAGCCAGCTACTATCTTTCTATTCCAATAATATTCTGTTCTTCTGATACCAAGTTTTATTTGATCACCCTCAGTTCCTGCCGAGGCAGGGTAGCCATCTACCTCATCGAACAGGACAATACGTCTGGATACCCTACGAAAACCTCTAGCACTATTTGCACCAACTAAAGATAATGTCCCCCCTGGAAAGTTTTTTTGCAATAAAGTATTACTTCCATCTTTTGCTTTAGGATCACTTACTAATCCATGCAAACATTTTGTATCGCGCAACATGGGGCTGACTTCTTCTTTAGAATACCCAGTAGCATCGTCTATAGTTGGCTGAACAACCATGATAGGACAGGGATCTTGGTGGATATGATATCCAATAATATGATTTAAAATTTTAGAATATCCAACCCTCGCTGACTTCATAACTGTCACTTGCTCTACTTTCGGATCAGTTATGGCATCCATTATTCCTTTTTGATATGGAAGTGTTCTCCAACGACCACCTTCTGCTGAACTTTCTGCGGAAAGATAGGCAAAATTATCCGCCCATTGGCTCAAACTAAGCTTTTTAGGCGGTTTAAAGGCTAAATAAGCTCTTTTTTCTAGTTTTAAGAGGTTATTCATGCTGCTGATAACTCTTCTAACGCTTCACGGACAATATCATCTAAACAAGACACCGCATTTGCATCTAAATCTGGTATTCTTTGTTTTGCTTTAGCTGGAAGACCTAATAATTTGGTTCTTGCATTAGTAATGATGTCGCACCATTTATTTTCTACTTCATCCATAGGAACTAATTCTTTTTCTTTCATTTTGCGTTCAAGTTCTAATAATTCTGCTTTTAAATGTTCTGTTCTTGCTTTACTTTCTTCATATTGTGGTATTGACTCATCTGTTTTACTAAGTCGGGATCTATGGACGACTACATTATTGTCCTTAGATGTGGTTCTTACTCTTTTAAATGCAGATTTGCTATACCATTCGTCTTCTAATGTATCGCTGTTAATTACAATTTTCCCTTTGTCATCTGTCATCGCTGTAAGACGACCTTCTTTGATTGCACCGTAAACAGCTTGAATTGTTACTCCCATTTTCTCTGCTGCTTGCTTTCTGGTAATAAGAGCCATA